GTATAACGGAAGGAGAATAAACAATGCCTACGAAATACCTTGTTGTCGAAATTCAGAAATTCGCTAATGGTTCGATGTCTACTCCGGCTTATGCCTATGACAATCTCAATTCGGCTGAAGCGAAGTACTACAGCATCCTTGCGGCAGCTGCCGTGTCCAGTCTTCCTGTTCACTCTTGCATCCTCATGTCGGAAGAAGGTTTTCCGCTCCGGCACGAATGCTATAAGCACGAAGAAGAAGCAGAACCAGTTGAGGCAGAGTAAACGACAGGCGGCGATAAGCCGCCTTTTTTTTGAGAGGACAAGAAGATGTGGCAAGCGATTATAGCGGCGGTTTTGAGTGGTGGCATATTTGCCTTTATCGAGTTTCTTATCAGACGGAAGGATGCGAAGAATGGTGTCCTTAATGACATCGTAAACCGTCTTGAGAGACTGGAAAACAAAGTAGACGAAGGGGATGCCATAAGCAGCCGTGTACGCATTCTGCACTTCGCAGACGAGATGATGGAAGAACGGAGACATTCAAAGGACAGTTTCGACCAAGTGCTGTCAGACATCACGTTCTACAACAATTACTGTAGTTCCCATCCAGATTTCAAGAACTCACAGACCGAAGCAACAGCCGCATTCATCAAACGAAAGTACGAGGAGCGGTTAGAGAAACACGATTTCTCATGAAAGGAGAATAACCATGAACGATACTCTCTTCCACATTCTTGAGATTGTCATTACGGCATTCGTTACCATCGTAGCAAGATACCTCATCCCGATCCTTGTCACCGAACTGAAAAACTCCAAGCATGAATGGGTCTACACCATCGTTATGGTGGCTGTCCGTGCGGCAGAGCAGATCATCCAGGAACACGGTGCTGGCGAGAGGAAATACGAACTGGCAATGCGTCTTATCCGTGATGCCGGAATCAAAATGACTGACGAGCAGCTGAATAGCCTCATCGAATCTGCTGTGCAGATTATGAACAGCGAGATGGTTTTTCCGCATGGGGAAGACGGTGATGCTGAATGACAGACAATGATATCGCCATCTGCGGTCACGGTTGGGACAGACCATCTCTGAAGAATCTTCATGAGTATGCTTCAACACGGTATGCACAGATCGCTCCGAACGGAAAGCATAAGGGCATCATCGCCGTAAAGAGACTGAAAGCGATGACAGACCAAGGCAGAGTGCTGTTCCATGACGCATACAAAACGATTCTGGGTCGGAACTACTACGACCAGGATTTGCGTGACTATGTGTATAAGAAGTACAAGAACGGCAATTACTACTCTGACTGCTCTTCGTCCATCTGCGCTACCTTTGCGAAAATCGGGTACTCCTGTCCGCTCTACAATACCGCCGGCATCTACAATTCTTCCATCTTTGAGACTGTTCCTGTTGAGATCGACAGAGGACATATCGAGAATCCCGAAATCTTAAAGGTGGGAGATTCGATCCTGTTTGTCGGCGATGATCCGAAGCGTCCTCTTCAGATTGGTCACGTTGAGGCTGTTTACGAGATTAAGAACGCTCCGAAGCCTGTTACTGGCAACGTGTCGGAGTTTCAGAAGTTCCTTAACAGTTACTACATTGACATCGTCAAGAAGTGCTGTGGGGCGAAACTGACCGTTAATAACACCTACGACAAGAAGACTCGTTCTGCTGCGCTGGGCGTATGGAAGCATATGTCCAACAAGTATTACGGCACGAATCTTACAATCGGCAACGACAACTTTTACGGATCATCCCGAAAAGCTGCGGAGAAGATGACGGAAGCGGAAACGCAGAAGCATCCGACTCTTGCCGAAATTTTGCAAGGGGTATTATCCGGCAAGAGATTTTACTCCGGCAGTATGGACTGCATCATCGGCAGTGCTACTCATGCGGCTATCAAAGCAATGACTGGCTCGACAGAGATAAACGCCGATATGTGGTACAAACTGTTTAACTGATGCCATCCTTTCGGGGATGGGTTTCTCTCCGCTTGACCCCTACGTTGAATTACTGGCGTAGGGGTTTTTTTATTTCTGCAAGCCATGAAACAATCTGTTTAATATATCGAAAATTCGTGGCAAATTTCGTGGCAAATAGTATTCTCACGAATGAGAATAATTCTCAAATATGAGAAATATCAAAGCCTCTGGAAGCCGCATAAATACTGGGTTTGCAGAGAAATGCCCATTTTGCTGGGTTTCCCGAAAATCGTGGGGGTAAAATTCGAATCCCCTCCTCTCCGTTCTGAAATCGTTGATTTTACGGCACTTCAGCGGTTTCGTGGCAAATATCGTGGCAAATGAGTTTGGAAAAGTGGGCGTTGGTTTTCTCTGAAAACTCTTTTCGCTTGTCTTCCATCGCTCTTCTGTAGATGCGTTTAAGGCATACATCTGTTCGCCAGCCGCCGTCAGCGAGGATGAAAACATCTGGGATTCCCAGATAGTGTCTTATTGATGCCGCATATGCTCTCAAATCATGGAATCGGAAATCTACTCCGATTCTTTTTTTTATTTTGCTGAACTTGTGATTTATCTGCCGTGGATTCAACGCTACGATCCGACCGTCTTCATTAGCGGTCAGTCGTGCTATCACTTCTTCCGGCAGAGTGATTTTTCTTATTGAGGATACGGTCTTCGGCTTTTTCAGAACGTATTTCTCCCCATCCCATCCGTATGAGTGACGGACGGTTATCTCATTCCCATTGATATCTTCATTTCGGAGAGCAGAACATTCCCCTTCTCGCAGTGTACCAAACGCTGCCAGTAGGATTGCTTTTCCTAATTCTGTTCCGGCTGTCACATCGATGAGCCGCTGAACATCTTCATCGGTCGGAGTGTGATATTCGATATCTTCCGATTCGGGAAAATTAACTGTCAGCCTTTGACCAGTAGCATAATGATAAGCCGCATTCAAAACAGCAAATGCATTCTTGCAAGACTTGACCTTGTGATCGACCAGTCTGTCATTCAGCCATTTCTGGCACTGTTCGTTTGTCAACCGTGACAGATCCGTATCCAGTAAATCTTTCAGCGCATGATCCCTTACCGATTCGTAACCGACTATCGTTGTCGGGGAAGCGGTCTTCTTCTTGTATTGGATATAAGCGTTCACAGCAGATTCGACAGTACCAGAAACTGACGGTCTTGATTTCAGCCATTCTGCCGCCAGTGATTCACACTGCCGTCTTCCATTTATGGACGGATCTTTGACGGTAAACGACCTTGATTGACCATCCTTATAGACACGGCATCTCCATGAGCCGGACGGAAGTTTCTTTGCTTTCGGCATTTATGCACCTCTTGAGTGTGCTTCAGACTCTATCTCTTGCACATCATATTTTTCCCAATCGTTATAGCGGATATGGTTCAGCGCATGGTCATAAGACTCACGGAGCTGCTCACAGGAACATCTGCTGTTAAGCCATATCGTGTAACTGTCATCGGGATTCTGCCGGACGCACTCGTCAAATAAGTCTCCGACATCAACCATCACTATGTTTAGCACCACTCCTAATGTCGGTTCATATACTACTTGATTAAATGTCTCCATCATCTGCATTCTCCATGTCTCTGAATGCAGTAATTATATCAATTATCTTGTGGAATTTTTTTGGACTCATTTCTCTCTTCGCATTGAAAAGAATCCTCATGTCGGGATCGTCAAACATTGCCTGTGCCATTTCAGCTGCATCGGGATCTAAATAGTATCCTTCATTTCCTGTCATCAAATATGTGACCGATACGCCAAGATACTTGGCTACCTTTTCCAACTTGTCGGCTGGCATTGTTCCCCTTGTCAATCCTTTGAAGTAACCATTTGAAAAATCAAGCGCACGTTCGCATCTGGAAACAGGGATGTTCCGCTCTTTTAGGATGCTCAAAATCCTCTCCACAGTGTTCATAGAATTTACTCCTTTTTTAGAAAAAAACCTAAAAAGATACTTGACACCGTGCATTCCATCCACTATACTTGCGTTTAGGATAAATCCTAAAGATAAATCCAAAATGATTGGATTAATTCTAAAGGAAAATCCAAAGACAATTTTAGAGCGATGGTCTACGGTATCTGTTGGCACTCATATTTTAGACAATTCTCTAAACTTTGTCAATCGGATGTAGAGGCGGCACTCCGAAATATTTCTAAAAATTTGCAGATACACTACACACCTTCGCCGAAACATCCACGCACCTTGACAGGAACGGAATACGACAATGGGCATTATCTTCGACAACATTCTTAAACTGGCTGGACAGCAGCACATCTCCATCCATCGGCTTGAAATACAAGCCGGAATTGGCAATGGCGTAATCAGACGCTGGAGAACGAGTAGTCCTACGGTGGCGAACCTGGAGTCGGTTGCGGATGTGCTTGGAGTCAGTGTCACCGATCTGTTGAGGAGCAACGCCGACAACATGGAAGGGCGTTAAAAGTTCCTCGCACCTTGAAATCTAAATATGTGTCTCATGTAGTTTAATGGAGAACGCTCTGGTTTGACACAGAGAAATCCACACTTTCGATAGGTGGCATGGGAATCTGCCGGAGACTGTTGTCGATGCCTAATCGTCATGCACCACGATTGCTCCCCAAGGCATTTGATGGTCGATTCCATCATCCGGCACTCACGCAATGATTCTTCCCTTCCTCGTTGCGTGGCAAACAGGATGCCGTGGTTCTTTCCATCGTTTCCACTGCGGCATCCAAGCATTTAATCGCAGTGCGGTATGTACCCCTACTTCTGCTATACGAATATTCCTCCAGGATTCGCAAACAAAGCACTGCGTTAATGGTTCTGCACGAAGGTTTTCCTACTGGTTTTCTACCCCTTTTTCCCAGTAGTGCGGTTCGACTCCGCAGTGCAGATTTTTTGATACCAAAAAACAGGAGAAAAGCAATGGCATCAGTACTCATTCTGCCGTGGGATGACACGGCTCTTAAATTACGCATGGCGATTGAAAAGGGAATGATCCAGAAGGGCATTACCAAACAGCAGCTTGCCGGAAATAGTCGTATTCCTTATTCGACACTGTGCCGGAAACTTCACAATCCGAACTATTTCACTCTCGCCGAGATGGTTTCGATCCTGTCGGTGTTGGGGAAAGAGATAGATGTAACAAATATCAACAAAGAAACTGCGAGGTGCATGAAATGAAAAACGCAATTCTGAAACTGGTGTCGTGGGGAGCATACCTAATTTTGATGTTCTGCTTCTGCTGTATCGACACGCCGAACATCCGTCCGCTCATCATCCCGATGGTCATCTGCGGCGGTTGGCTTGCCTTGTTCGTTTACGCAAACTGCGTATGGGAAGGTAAACGAAAGGACGGCAAATAATGGCGGCAAAATATGACATTGTCATGGTTGACACGAATGCATTGAGTTATGACCTTGCCGAAATGGGATTGACGGCAGTTAAGTTCAGTCAGTGTTGCGGAAAAGCAGATGGGTGGTTGTCTTCAATCATTTACAGAAAACGAGTTGACAGAGGAACGGTCGAGTTCATTGAGGACAGGATGTTTAAGGACAGGGGAACGTACACCATCGAAGTCGAACGGAAGAAAGAAGAGCCGACTCCTGTTCCGGCATCTGCCCCGGCTGTGAATCCCGAAATCGGGTACATCCGCACGAACATGAACAATCACTTCCATGAAGTGGAGACACGGCTCTTGGCGGTTGAAAAAGCCATTCGGGAGATTCCGAGCATGGAAGACAAGTTAGATCAGATTTTGAGCAAAATGAACCAACAGATAATTCTCATGAATCGGATGTTGGAACTGTGGGGATACAAGAAAGGAGAGCGTAATGAAACTGGTGTTGGAAAGTCTTGAGTTAAAAGACTTCAAAGGTGTCAAGGAAGCCAAGTATGACTTCGGGAAAGTGACACGGATCTGTGGCGAGAACGGCAGCGGTAAGTCCACCATCGCCGATGCATGGTACTGGCTGTGGGTCAACAGAGACAGTCGGATTGTTAAGGACAATCCCGATATTCGTCCAGTCGGGCAAAAGGAAAGTCTTCCGACCGTTACTGCGAACATCCTGGTTGACGGCAAACCATGCACTATCACCAAACGGCAACACGCACTTCCAAGCACTGGAGATGGGAAACCGCCTGTCAGCAACAAATACGAACTGAATGGTGTGGAGCGCAGCGAGAGTTATCTATGGGGAAAACTCAACGAGATGGGTATCGAGAAAGATACGTTTCTTGCCTTGAGTCATCCGGCGAGTTTCACTTCAGCAAAGACGGCAAAGATGCGTGAGATTCTTTTTGGCATGGCAACAAGCCATACGGATATCGAAATCGCCGGACTGGATGAAGAAACGAAGATCCTTGTGCCGTTACTGGAGCAGTATTCTGCGGAAGAAATCGAAGGGATGAACAAGGCAACGCTGAAAGCTGCAAAGGAACGTGTTGCCTCTATCCCCGACATCATCATCGGAATGGAGCGTTCTAAAGTTCCAGGAACGGTTGAAGAACTGGAAGCGAAAAAGGCGGCTGTTATTGCTGAAATGAATGCTCTCAACATTCCAAACACAGCGAAACTGTCAGAGGAAATCGGCGATATAAATAATGCTATCCGTGCGATGGAACAGGATGCCGCCCAGCGCAGATGGGAAATAAAGAAAGCGGCAAAGAAAAAATATGAGGATGCCGCAGACGATTACGACCGTCAGAAATATAGCATCGACTCACAAGAACGTGAAATCACTACAAAAGGATACAAACTAAACGACATAAAACGAGAAATCGATCGGTGTCGTGACGAATACACGGCTCTTAAAGATGAGTTTGATGCGGAGAAGAAAGCAAAGTTTGAAGATGAGTATGTTGCTCCAAAACCGCTTACAGAGTCCGATCTTGTGTGTCCTACTTGTGGACAGAAACTCACCATGAAGATGCGTGATGAGCGTATCAAAGCGTATAAGGCTGAAGTGGAAGAGTCGAAGCGCATATTCGATGAACGTGTCGAAGCATGGCAGAAAGACCATGACGGCAAGATGAAAAAATGTCAGTCCAATGCGAAGGTGGTTGCAGAAGACCATAAAAAGTTGGTCAAAGAATACAATGCACTGGCGGCAGAGATTAAGACCCTCAATGAGGAAGTCGAATCAAAGAGAAAAGCAGTTAGCGAATACGAACGTAAAGTCAAGGCTGCTGAAGACCACTTAAAGGAAACCGATGAGTGCTACGACCTTTTAGATCCGAGAATTGAACAGTTGAAAGAAGAAGTTGCCAAGAAGAACAAAGAGATGACTGCCGCTCAAGAATCGAAGAAACAGCGGTATGAGTACGAAGACCGCATCAAAGAAATCGATAGAGAGATAGTCATCGTCCGGCATAATGACGAGATTGATGCGAAGATTGACGATCTTAACGATGAACTTCTTCGCAACGAACAGTCTAAAGCAAACGCTGAAAGAATCATTGATGCCCTTGGCACTCTCCGGCAGAAGAAAAACGAGATGCTGACAGAGGAGATCAATCGGCATTTCAAAATCGTCAATTTCAAACTGTTCGATTACCTAAAGAACGGCAAGGTTGAAGCAACGTGCATCCCGATGATCGATGGAAAAGCGTTCAATGAGTCCTTAAATACTGGCAAGGAAATCGCTGGTAAACTGGACATCTGCGAAGGTCTTCAGAACTTCTACGACAAGCATTATCCCATATTCCTTGACAATGCAGAGTCCATCAATTCTTGGAACGTGCCGGAAGTCGATACGCAGCTCGTCCTGTTGACGGTAACCGAAGACAAGACTCTGGTGGTGCAGTGATGGGTACGCTGACGGTAGTCGGCACTGGATCAAGCGGTAACTGCTATGTGATCGATGATGGAAAAGGCATCCTGGTTCTTGACGCTGGGATGCCACTCCTGTCTGTAAAGAGGAAAATAGACTATCAAGTATCACGAATTGTAGGTTGCGTAGTGACTCATACTCACCGTGACCATGCACGATATGTCGATGAGTACCGTAAAGCCGGAATAAGGGTATGGATGCCGTCCGAAGCATATGACGAGACTACTCACAGGAAGTTTGGTAACTTTGATTGCCATGCTTTTGATTGCGTCCATGATGTTCCGTGCTTCGGTTTTCTAATTAAGCATCCGGCTCTTGGTCGCATTCTCTACGCTACGGATACGGAGTTCATTAAATACCGCTTTGCGGATCTGAATTTCATCATCATCGAATGCAACTACATTGATTCACTGCTTGACGAGGATCTGAACGGTACTCCGAAACGTGACCATGTTCTTACTGGTCACATGGAACTGGAAACCACTAAACGGTTTCTCGAGGCAAACGACAACAGGAATCTGCGAGGTGTTCTTGTCGTTCATCTGTCTGCTGATAACGCTGATCCAGATAAAGTGATCACCACATTATCGCCAGTAGTATCCGCTCCAGTATGGATTGCAAAGAACGGTGGTCGCAGTTTTGCATTGTGAGGCTCGTAGAGGCTCTGTGAGCGATTCTAATACATTGGTCGATAATTTTACCGTCCGACATACAGCGTTTCTCTAAAAGCCTCTGAATAGCCTTAAAACGAAAATCTAAAAAAGCCATACATAAACTCAATCAAGAAAGGAGAAAACTAACAATGGCTAAAAAGAATAACGAAGTCAACGAGGAAATGAACATCAGCATCCCTGTGATCGAGACTGCTACCTTCTCCATCAAGATCGAAGGTCAGACTCCGCTCATCATGCACAAGTGGAGTGAAAAGGCGAAGAAGGAAATGCTCGATGTGCAGATGAAGAAAGCATCCAAGGGTAAACAGGCGAAGAACCCTGTTTACGACTATGTCCAGTCCATGTACATCATGAACCCGACAGGAGTCCTTGCGGATGTGCCGGATGATATCGACTACGAAACCGCACAGGAAGCACTGGAAAAAGCGGTCTTCGGATTTCCGGCATCGGCTTTTAAGGCGGCAGCTCTGGACGCTGGCTTCCAACAGGGATTCATCCAGAAGAAGACCACGATGCGTGGTGCGTTCTTCGTCCGTGGCGATGCACAGAACGGAGAGATGGTCACGATCCACGGCACTCCGAATATGCGTGAGGACATGGTCAAGATCGGTGGCATGACAAAGGTTGCCGATATCCGTTACCGTGGCGAGATTCAGAACTGGAGCGCAACACTCACGATCGAATACCTCAAGTCTTCCATCACGCCGGAGCAGATTATCTCGCTTATCAACATCGGCGGTATCTGCAATGGTGTCGGCGAATGGCGTCCGGCAAGAGATGGTGTTTTCGGCACTTACCGTGTCGTTAGCAAGTAATAAATGTCGTAGCGGCAAGGCACTCTTGGTCGTGTCAAGTTAAGTTACGTTATGCCGTGCCAAGGTTTGGCTGTTAGTTATTGGTACGGCTTGTCATGGTGAGGTTAGGCAGTTATGGTTTGGACATTCCGTTATGTCGAGGTGCGGCATGGTCGGGTCTGTTAAGGTTGGGTCTGTTGAGGTTGGGTGTAGCAAGGCAGTTACGGTATGTCAGTTGATGTCTGTCAAGCAGAGGTTGGGTGCAGCGAGGTAAGTTGCGGCAAGTTGAGGTAGGTAAAGGCAGTTGAGGTTGCGTCCGTCTTGGTTGGTTGCGTTTTAGTAGGGTTTGTTGGGGCAATGCAGTTTAGGAATGGTTCGTTCCGTTTAGATCCGGCACGTTGTGTTGTGGTGCGTATTGGCGGTGTTAGTCTTGGTCTGTTACGGTACGGCAGTTGCGTTGAGTCCTGGACGGTCGAGGTATATTGGTGCGAGGTTTGTTTTGGTCTGTCATGGCAGTTGCGGTTAGTTCCGTTGAGGCAAGTTGAGGTCGGTCGAGGTTCGTTGCGTCATGGCAGTTTGGGAAATCTCAAAGAAAGGAGAAGCAAATGGTTTTTGAAAAGAACTACGCATGGAAGCGCAATATGCCTGTCCGTGCAGATGTTATCGGGAAGGAGTTTGAACGGATCGAGGCAGAACAGGGAGCAGTAACCGACCGTGCATTTCTCGATGCATCAAGAGATGAATCTGCTCCAGGACACAAGTTGTTTGAATGGGATGATGCTAAAGCTGCCGAGAATTACAGACTCGTCCAGTCGAGGAATATCATCAATAATCTGACGGTCACTCTTACAATGCCGAAAACAGGCGAGAAGAAGACCACGGTAGCATTCGTCAACGTAAATCCTGTCCGTAACGGCGGCAGATATGTGAGTCTTCCTGTGGCTCTTCAGAACGAGGACGCAAGGAACACGATCCTGTCAAATGCGTATGCGGAACTGGAATCCTTCAAGCGCAAATATGAAACGCTTGAGGAACTTGCCGATGTTATTTCGGCAATCAACACTGCGATCGATGATAGAAAGGCATCATGAGGTAACTATATGGCAAACGAAGTGGCAACCAGAAAAGGTTCATTTTCCGAACTGCTGACAACGGAACTTGAACAGAACACTGCCGCTCTTCCGGCGAACTTCAATATCAGCAGATACGTTAAGAACAGCATTGCGCTGCTTAACGGAAACGATGCGCTGAAAGAGTTCAACAGGAAGTATGGCAACGAACAGATCCGGCTTGGTCTTCTCACTGCGGCTTATTCCGGCTTGGATGCATCAAGAGGCGAGTGCTATTTAATACCTTACGGCTCACAAATAAACTTCATAGCATCCTGGAAAGGCATGATGCAGTACGCCAAGCGCAACAACAAGACGCTCCATCACTTCAAAGTCGGAATCATCCATGAAGGTGATGTGTTTGAGTACGGATCGAAGAACGGTGATGACTTCTATGACCATAAGATTACTTCTGTCGGTGGCAATAAGCGCATTGTAGGTGCTTACGCTAACTGCACTTATAGCGATGGTCATAACCAGTTAGAAGTCATGAGCATCGAAGAACTGGAAGCAGCTCGTTCCCAGTCGAAAGCAAAGAACGGCACTGCGTGGGCGAAGTTTCAAGAAGAGATGTTCAAAAAGGTCGTTATGCGGAGACTCTGCAAGCGAATCTTGACGGATGAAAACGATGACTTTGACAGGACGGAAGACGAGTTGATTCTGTCGAACGGAATCGACATCGAAACGGACACGAAGGAACTTGCCAAGCGTGAGATAGCCGCCGGAGAGAACTCCGAGGATTTTATCGAAGCAGAAGTAAGGACGGTGATGTAGAGTTGCCGACAATAATCTGCGACACACGGCAGAAACTGAAGCATCACGATCTGAAGGAGCAGTATTTCATCAAATCCGGCTTGCGAGTGCTTCACTCAAAATTGCCGTGCGGTGACTATGCGAGGATAGACGATATGTCTACGGTCATCGACACGAAACAGGATCTGCAAGAGTGCGTCAACAATATCTGCGGAGCGGAGCATGAGCGATTCAGAAGAGAATGCCTGTTAGCCAAGGAGAACGGCATCAAACTGATAGTCCTTGTCGAAGAAGACCAGACAGATCCGAACGGTCAGTACGTTGTTAACGACATTCGTGATGTCTGGAAGTGGAAGAATCCGAGACTGGATGTCTATAAGACGGTGACTGTTGATGGTGTGAAGAAAAGAATAAGACGGTTTCCAAAGGCAACGACTGGCGTGACGCTGATGAAAGCCATGCTGACTATGCAGAAGAAGTACGATGTGGAGTTCCAGTTCTGCCGGAAGAGAGATGCTGGACGGAAGGTCATGGAAATATTGAGGTTGTGCAATGAAGAGCGTGAGTAGGGTCGTAAGCACTTCCTTCTGGGAAGATGACAAGGTGGTAAATGATTTCTCGCCGGAAGACAAATACTTCTTCCTCTATCTGCTGACGAATCCGCACACATCGCAGCTTGGGATCTACAAACTCGTTCCGAAGACAGCCGCATTTGAGATGGGATATTCGGTAGATGCGGTCAAGGTACTACTGGAGCGGTTTGAAAACAAGTACGGAATCATTCGCTACTCAAAGAAGACATCGGAAGTTGCCATTAAAAACTACTTGAGACATTCCGTTTTGAAAGGTGGAAAGCCAGTGATGGATTGCCTACTCCAGGAAGAGAAACAAGTAGAGGATAAATCATTATTACAGTATGTATGTTCATCTATAAGCACTAAAGATAATCTTAATAAGACTGTAGAAGAATATATATCCCATATAGATATAAATAATAATGATAATGACAATGACAATGAACGATACGTTAACGAATCGTACCACGAATCGTACCACGATTCGTACAATGGCAAATCCCATACCAAAAGATTCATACCGCCGACAGTCGATGAGGTTCGTGACTACTGCATCAGCAATGACAAATTGTATGTAGATCCCGAATCGTTCGTGTCCTTCTATGAGTCCAAAAACTGGATGGTCGGAAAGAACAAGATGACATCATGGACTGGAGCGGTTGGCGGTTGGAATGCAAGGTCAAAAGCAAGAGGTGACAGACCGTGTCTGACGAGAGAACGAGCTGCGTCAAGGGGTGGTGATGAATGGCAGTAATCATTAACGAGTCGGAAGTGCGGAAGACCGTAGCACTGATGAAACCGAATAACGAGGCATTTGAGATTCGGATCATCTACGGCAATAAACTTACCTACTCCGGCTATTTCAATTCTGCTGATGCGCTGATGACTGCGTTCGACAGGGATATTCAAGATTATGCCGATTGCAACATATACATGACGGTCAATGCTCTGAATGATGGATGCATGGCAAGAGATCAGCGGAATCGCTTCTTGCGGAATCCGAAAGCCACGACCAGCGATAAAGATGTTACTGGCTACGAATGGCTGTTCATTGATTTAGATCCCGAAAGACCGTCCGGCACATCATCGACAGACTCGCAGCTTGCCATCGCCAAGGACATTGGCAACAAGATTTATGTGTTCATGAAGCAGATAGGATTCAACAAACCGCTCATGGCATATAGCGGAAACGGTGTCCACCTTATGTACCGTATCCGTCTTCAGAATAACGAGGAAAATAAGAAACTCGTTGAGAAGTGTCTGAAGACACTGGATATGCTTTTCAGCACCGATGCGGTGAAAGTCGATGTCAAGAACTACAATCCGGCAAGAGTAGCAAAGTTATACGGCACACTGGCACAGAAGGGTTGCCCATCAGAAGAGTATCCTCACAGGATGAGCCGGATCGTGTCTGACGGCGAAGTGCTGAAGAACGACATTGCCTACTTGCAGAAACTCGTTTCGTACTATCCGCAAGAGGAAAAGCCACAGGCGTACAACAATTACCGTCCGAGAGACTTTGACTTGGAGACATGGCTGAACAAGTACGGCATCGGCTACCAGAAGACTTCTTTTTCGGATGGATACAAGTACATCCTGTCGGAATGTCCGTTTGACTCCAATCATAAGGGTAAGGATGCTTGCCTGTTCCAAGGCAGAGATGGTCGGATCGGATTTCACTGCTTCCACAATTCCTGTGCTGACAAGAAATGGCGTGACTTCCGGCTGTTATATGAGCCGGACGCTTACGAAAAACGGCAACAGGATTATGAAAAGAAAATCTATGGAAAATTCAACCGTGATCGGGTCGAACCGAAGCACATCGTAGAGCAGTCAGAAAAGCCAGTATTCCAGTCGGCAAAGATGATATTCGAAAAGCCGGAAGAGCCAGCGACATACATACGGACAGGCATAGAAGTCATCGACAAACGGTTAAGAGGACTGGCAAAAGGCGATGTATCGCTTGTAAGCGGACTCCGAGCATCAGCGAAGTCAACACTGCTGACGCAATGGGCATTAGAAGCGGTCAATGCCGGAAACAACGTAGCAGTCTTCTCTGGAGAACTGCGAGACAAACGCTTCATGCGGTGGATGTTCCAAATAGCTGCCGGAAAGGGATATGTCGAACCGAGCCAGTATCCAGGATACTATAACGTGCCGAGGAACATTCAAGAGAAGATCGCTGAATGGCTTGGCGATCGCTTCTGGTTGTACGACAACGACTATGGCAACGACTTCCAAGCGGTCATTGAGCAGTTTGAAAAAGCCGTAGAAGAAAAGAAACTGGATCTGCTTATTCTTGATAACTTGATGGCATTCGACATCCGCTCGTTATCCGAAAACAAATTTGAAGCGCAAACACAATTCATCCTACGAATCGTAGACCTTGCCAAGAAGAAAAACGTACATATCTGCTTCGTAGCGCATCCACGAAAAGCACTTGGATTCCTACGGCTTGACGATGTGAGCGGTTCTGCTGACCTTGCTAATGCTGTCGATGATGCTTTTATCGTTCACAGGAACAACAACGACTTTAAGCGGCTGTCAAAGCAGATGTTTGGTTGGCACGATGACGAAGATGTCTACTTCGGCACTAACGTGGTGGAGATCGCTAAAGACCGTGACGGCGGTACACAGGATGTATTTATTCCGCTCTATTACGAACAGGAATCCAAGAGACTGCGTAACGATCCGACCGAAAACAGGCAGTACGGTTGGCAAGATGATGAGTTTGAGGATGTCATGATTGCGGACATTCCATTTTGAGGTGAATATGGCAAGCACAAGGACATTGACGGAACTGCAAATGCTACAAGCACTTCCGTTAGAAGTGAAAGTACGAAAGACACAGGAGCGATTGCGAGAGTGGGTAGACTACTTCGGGGAAGACGGTGTCTACATCTCCTTCTCCGGCGGCAAGGACTCTACAGTGCTTCTCGATATCGCAAGGAAGATGTATCCGAATCTCAAAGCTGCGTTCTTCGACACAGGACTTGAGTATCCAGAAGTCAGACAGTTCGTGAAGACTTTCGATAACGTGGATATGGTCAAACCGAAGATGCCGTACAAACAAGTGATTGAAAAGTACGGATATCCGTTCATATCGAAAGAGGTTTCGGAATGCGTATACGGTGCGAGAAAGTACTTGACAAGTGTGGAATCGCAATTATGCTCTGACAGACAGACAGACAGACAGACAGACAGACATCCGTATTGGTACTATTACGATAAATTGTGCGGATTCAAGGCTGAAAAGCGAACGACTAAAGCGTCTTGCGGTAAAGAGTCTGTCGGATCTGAAGAACATTCGGGTACATCGTCTGATAGGAGACTTCAAAAGCGTGAGGACGGTAAACGGCAAGAAGGAGATTATCCCTAACGACCGTTCGATGTTTTCATGTGAGCGATACCAGTTCTTCCTTGACGCTCCGTTTGAGATTTCAAATCAGTGTTGCAAGGTAATGAAAAAGAATCCGGCTCAAACATACGCACGGCGAACTGGAAGAAAACCAATCACAGCACAAACGGCATCAGAATCAAAACTGCGAACGCAAGTATGGTTGAGGCAAGGATGCAATGCGTTTGATGCCGCAAAGCCTATCAGTAACCCGATGGCGTTCTGGACAGAACAGGATGTGCTTTTATACATCTACATAAACCACTTGCCAATAGCAAGCGTATACGGCGAAGTAGTCAAAGAATCCGAGGTTGAAGGTCAGTTAGATCTTGAAGACCTTGGACTTTTTGATTTAGGCAGACCGACTCTGAAAACGACAGGACTGGAAAGGACTGGTTGTTTCGCTTGTATGTATGGAGCGCATCTTGAGAAAGAACCTAACAGATTGCAGAAGATGAAAATTACGCATCCGAAACTGTATGACTGGATGATGCGACCGTGGGAAGAAGGTGGTCTGGACTACAAGAACAAAATCGACTGGATCAATGAGCATGGGAATATTCATATCAGTTACTAAAGGGATGAGCGATGACAAAGGAAAAATTAAAGCAGTATTATGACTGCTGGTCGGCAGCTTGGTCGCAGTTCCGGCATTGGATGGAACTGACAGATGACTGGAGAAAAGCCGCTTTGGCAGTCAGAGATGGTGCAAGAGAGTTCGTTAAGCAACACGAAGCCATTCATGACTTTGCCGAAACTACGATGCGGAATCTGATCCGTGAAGCGGATGATATCTGCCGTAGCCATGACGGTACAAGGAAGGTAACGACAGACGAAATCAGACCGTACTACGAACTGTGGACGGATGCATGGAAGTGTTTCCGGCAGTGGGTTATGAGCGGTAGCGATGATGCCACCGTAGAGGAGTCGGTAAAGGATTACTGCAAAAGATGGGCAACTAAAGGACATCCACGTTTCGCACCGATCGTTATTGCGGAACTGGAAGTAGCATACAAAGAAAACAAAGGAGACAGAAGATGAACGTAGTGGTTTTATCTGGGAGACTGACAAAAGACCCGGTTATGGGTCAGACGAAGAATGGTAAGAAGTTCTGCAATTTCCATGTGGCTGTTCCCGGAAGGACTAACGACAGCACGAACTTTCCGCTTTGCCAAGCGTGGGGCGGTTTAGCGGAGTACATCGTCAAGTACTTCAAGAAAGGATCGAAAATCGAACTGGACGGAGAAATCTCCACACAAACCTACAAGAATACAAACGGAGATTCCGTCTACTCGCAGAAGATCGTAGCCACAAGAGCAAACTTCGGCGAATCAAAGAAATCGTTCGCCGAATACCAGGCATCGGAAGATATCGACCGTGGTGCTGTTGCTGATGCTCCTGTGCGCTTGAACATTGACGAACACAAGGCGGCTGCCACTATGCCGGAATCGGCGAAATCCATTGACGAGTTAGCGGATGACTTCATGGCTATTCCAGACGGATCTGACTCCGAAGTGCCGTTCATCTGATGACTGAAAAAGAGATAACGATAGACACAGTTCTCACTCTAATCAAAAGCGGACTCACACTGCGAGAGTCTATAACCCGGCTTGGCTTGGATGATAAATATGGCACGGTTAAGAACTGGATGCTACAAGACAAGCGATATGTCGAGTTACGCAAACAGCAAAAAGAGAAAATACTTCTTCTCTATGACGCTGGCTATTCCAACTCAAAAATAGCAGACGAACTTCATGTTGCGAGGTCATCGGTCGGCACTGTCGTATCAAGAAGCAAACCGAGTGGCTTGTCGAATTTTGAGCGCATCGCTGTTTCGGCGATTACGCTTTCGGATGTTGCGCTCTTCAAAGAAGTAGTCAGCGAAGGTGAGAAACTGTGCAGTGACATTACGGAATATGGCACGAAAGAGATTTGCGTTGTTATCAAAAAATATCCGCACTTCGCAATGACTGATAAGGGCGGTATTCCGTGGTCATGGTTGACGGTCAGAAATCGGGAAAGGATAGGCAAATGAAGATTTATGATCCGGGCGATTTGCCGAGCATGGTCGATAAGGCAGTTGAGATTGCGAAGAAGAATAACAGGGCATCGTTTGAACTGCTGACCATTATGAACGAGTTTATGACAAAACTGGATCTGTTTAACAGGAAGTACGGCGAGAAGGATCGATTCCACTTTCGGATCGAACCGATACGCTTTGAGGACATGGACGATGAGTAGAGATAAAACCGCTGAATGGCGGCTGGAAGGTATGTATTACGCCTACAATCTGGCGAAAACTCACGGCATAGATGCTCTGGAACAGGAACTGATTTTCCGCTCTAAAAGCGGTATCAAAACGCTGGTTACCAAGAGCGAAATGAAAAAGCTGCACGAAGAGATAGTGTCAAGAGCGGCGAAAGCAATTCTCGTCCTGTCGGTCATGGTTCTGCACGATGAACTGGACTTGCAGAAGAAAGACCTTCAGCGGTTCATAAATCGCTTTAATGAGAAATCAGCCGGGATAGCAGAGAACTATACGACATGGGAAGAGCAGATGGAAGTGCTGAAGGATGAGATGGGGATTGAGGTGTCATTCGAATGAGGATAAAAGTCGAACTTGAAGAAGGTGAACGGAGTCCATCGATCATGAGAATCGCAGATGCAATCGTGCGTTTCCTTTTTAGAGATGCATCGAGCATTGAGGAACTTGCCGAATATTTGCTCACATGGGCAAAGCACAATAATGAAGACGGAAAGAGAGGTGATGAAGGGTGAAACATTACGGTGACATCACAAAGCTGAACGGAGCAGAACTGCCAGTGGTTGACTGCATCACGGGTGGCAGTCCGTGCCAAGACCTTTCCGTGGCAGGGAAGAGGGCAGGACTTGACGGAGAACGCTCCGGGTTATTCATGGAGCAGATAAGAATAGTGAAGGAGATGAGAGAGCATGACAGAGCAACCGGACGGGCAGATGAGTTTATTCGACCAAGATACATGGTTTGGGAAAATGTCGCAGGAGCCTTATCAAGTCCCGGAAAAGGACACACGGGGGAAGACTTCCAAGCCGTCCTCACGGAAATCGTCAGGATCGCCGAACCCGAAGCTCCCGATGTGCCTATGCCTCCGAAAGGTAGGTGGGAACATTCCGGGTGTATATACGATGACATGGGGGGGTGGAGCATTGCTTGGAGACTTCACGATGCACAGTTTTGGGGAGTCCCCCAGCGAAGAAAGAGAATCGCGCTTGTCGCAGATTTTAACGGACTCAGCGCACCCGAAGTACTCTTTGAGCGCAAGGGCCTGCTCCGGCATACTTGCAAGAGCGGAGAGAAGGGGCAAGCAGCTCCCCGAGATCCTGAAGACGGCGCTGATGAATCAGATAGCATATAGCAACACTGAAGGTAAGGCAGGGTAAACCTGGGGGGGCAAAGGACCGCTTATCCAATGGAACAAATCAGCGACATTAAGCACGTTACAGGATCAGACGTTGTTTGTATTGAAGGAAACGGCTGCCGGAAATCCCACGGAGGGAATGGCTGGCATATAGGGGGGGGTATGTACACGCTGAATACTGTAGAGGTTCATTGCGTTGCCTATCGCATCTCCGCCTATGAATCGAACGCAATGAAGAGCAAGAATCCGCACTCCGGCATAGGTCTTGCGGAAATAAGCAGAACGCTTGACTCGGTATCGTGTGGCAGCCCGAACTGCAACCAGGGGGGGGGTGGTGATCGTTGAACTGCGAGTGGGTAGTGATAGAACACCATCCGAATGACTCAAGGGAAAGGATATGTGAGGACGGTATATTTCAAACATTGTCATCGCGGATGGGTACAGGGGGGGGCAACGTACCGATGGTCATAAGGATCAGCAATGATAGCGTACAGGAAGACAACTCACCCGGCTCATAGGGGGGGGTGGCAAGGATGGGAGGAAACGGAAACGGCGGACACGCTGAACGTCTACGACAACAGCGAGACAAGAACGCCGGTCCTGATAGTAAAGAATGAGGATAACATTGACGGAGAAGAGATTCTTCAAATGGTGCGAGGACGAGATAGCCGTTACCCTGAGGAACCGTAGCGGTTCGTATGGGGGGGGCAGCGAGGTGTTGGTAATTGAAGGTATTGATAACTCTGATGGATCAAGGGGGGGGGGTGTGATGGCATGGAACACGCAGGAGATATGCGGAACGCTCCGGGCGCAGATGGACGGTCATCCACCCGTGGTGGTAACGGATGGAAGTGATCGGGATGATAGCAGACCATCCGACTCCTAAATTCATGAGGGGGGCGGCGTACACCATGAACGGAAGAGATTACAAAGCCCCAATGGTGGTAGTGCTGGGTTCTGCCCGGAAGCATCAGCAAGGACAAGAGGAATCGGATACGAAACGGAGAGAAGCCCAACATTGAAACAGGCAATACCGGCGGTGGTGATATGGATGTTATAGCAAATTTTACTTTGGGTAGTTTCGCGGCAGTAGGGGGGGGGTGAGAAGAGTTTCGCCCTGCTCTCAAGGGATTACAAGGATATGCAATGTGTGGTGATCTATGAAGGTACTGACAGCGGAAATTGTGGGGACGCTCTGCGGAAGCGGTTACCCGGACAAACTGACGAATCAGGACGCGTTGATGGGGTTATACCCGGCGGTGAGGAATGTGGTGCATAGGGAACGGACAGATAGACCAGTTAAAGATGAGCAAGATGGTCGGAGCGCTAAATTGTATGCACGATCAGCAAGCAATTTTGAGGGGGGGTACAGAGGATATGGAAACTATAGTAAGAAGACTTACGCCGCTTGAGTGCGAAAGACTCCAAGGATTCCCGGACGGATGGACGGACATAGGGGAATGGACGGATACAAACGGGAAGAAGCATCAGCCGTCTGATTCTCCAAGGTATAAGGCTTTGGGCAACTCGATAGCGACGCCGTTTTGGTTCTATCTGCTGCGGAGGATCTCCGCGCAGTACGAAAGGCCGGCAACCCTTGGAAGCCTGTTTGATGGAATATCGGGATTCTGTTACTGCTGGGAGAAGTGTAATGGAAGAGGTTCTGCATTGTGGACTTCAGAAATTGAACCGTTTTGTGTTGCGGTGTGCAAGAAGCATTTCGGCGATGAGGATACTGGAGAGGAAGGTGATGTCTATAAATACTTGTGAATGGAAAGCGGCGTATATCTTCCCGGACGAATATCTTGTTTCATATGATGGGAAGGTCAGAAGCGTCCGCACAGGAAAGACACTTCGCCCGAACGTGGATAAAAACGGATATGCATATTACATTTTCTGCGTTGATGGACACAGGAAGACGGTCAAGGCACATCGTCTGGTTGCAATGGCATTCGTCAACAATCCTCTTAACAAGTCGGCAATTGATCATATCAATGGAAACAAACTTGACAATCGTGCAGAAAATCTGCGATGGGTCACGAATAAGGAGAACTCAAGAAATCCTGTTACGCTTGAAAGATTAAGAGAAAACGCAATCAAGAATATGCCAAAAATGATGGAAATGGCAACAAAACTGAACTTTGGACGGAAGCGAGTCCTTGTCGTGCATCATGATGGGAGAACTTCAGAATATGAGTCTCTTAAATGCGCTGCGACTGCACTTGGCGAAAACTACGCCAAATTATCTGAACGGATCAATGGAAAAAGACCGCAAAAGAAAACATATTGTGTGTTTTGGGCGTGAGAAAGGAGAAACATGAAGACAAGTAGTAACTTTATGAAGTACGCAAGGCAGATCGTTTTGCAGTATTACGATGAGCATCGGGATGTAACCGATAGCAAGGAACTCAACATCAACGATGTCTATGTGGTTTGGTTCAGCAAGACTCTTCAGAACTGGAAGGCTCTTGTATCGACCACGGCATCCGATGGAATGTATTACGAAGTCACCTATAACGGTGATAAGCATGAGGCGTACCTGGATGTCTACAAGAAGTGGGAGAACAGGGTGATTAAGGATGAGCAAACGGATGTATGATGCGGATTATCGTCTACAGTCGATTTCTGATTTCGACCATTGCGAAAGCAAATGGTATCGAGTCCGTTTCGGCAGTCATTGGAAGACGATGCATCGCAGTATGCTTGAATCACTCCAGTATCACACGCTCGTTACTCTCATCATTCATGGTAGCGTATGGGCGGCGAAGAGGATATCGGGATCATGAACATGAAAAGAATAAGAGCAGTTACGGTGGCGGCGATATTAGCCGCCATCCTTATTGGATGCGGAACGCCAAAAGACCACAGGATGCGAGTGCTTGAGCGTGTTGCCGATTATGAAATTCTTGTCGATACGGACACTGGAGTTTGCTACATCCGCAATGCTGGTGCTGGCGGCTTTTGCGTCATGGTAGATCACAATGGTAATCCTTATATCGCTAACGGATGGCGAGATTGGAGTGATGGTGATGCGCTGTATTGACGGAGACAAACTGATCGAACTGCTAACCATCGAGCGAGACAAAGCAGAAGTATGGCGAAGAGACTGCGTAGCATTCGGGTCAACACAACTCCTCGCAGCTACGCAAGCGGTACTTGACTTCAACAAAGCGATCAGCTTTGCCAAAGGATTGCAAACGGAGAAGGGAGAAGCGGATGGCGATGGCTAATATCACAGTTCCGATTAAAGTAAATTTACCCGATGATTGGATAGAGCAGATTGTGAACAGGCTTCGGAATGATCCCGAATCTGAATGGGTGGAAATCGTGCGGTGCAAGGACTGTATACACTTTGACAGTGAGGATGATTGCGAATGTCCGATGGACGTGAGGTATTCGGACTTTTTCTGCAAGATGGGCGAAAGGAGAACCGATGAGACTGATTGATGCAGATGCTCTAATGCAATCGCTTGGTATCACCGACATGGATTGCGACAAATGTGCGTGGCATGATGAGGAGCGGAATCTTTGCAAGCGGGGCGGCGATTTTGTGGATGCTTGCTGTGCTATTGAAGACGCACCGACCATAGACGCTATAGACAGACAGGCGGCGATTCGATGGGTAAAAACCGAATGCAATCCATACGGTAATCCTACGCTTGATTTTGAAAGTGGCAAAAAGGTTATAGAGCATCTGGAGCAGATGCCATCCGCACAGCCCACTCAAAACGAACGAGTTAACTCAAATAATCCACTCGATTGCATAAGCAGACAGGCGGCGATTGATGCTGTGGATGTGTCAAACTTACACAGAGGCATCGTGTCTGCCTTGCAAGAAATAATAAGAGAACTGCCATCCGCACAGCCGGAGCGGAAGAAGGGGAAGTGGATAAAATTGTTTGATGATTCTTTCAATTGCCAACTGTGCGGACATACTTTTGTGGTGATACAAGGTGAAAGCTCTATGAACTTGTGCCCGAACTGCGGAGCGGATATGAGGCAATAGAAGATTCAACTTTCAGAGGGAAAGCGCAACTAAAGATTCAACTTTCGGAGAGAAGATGCAACTTTTGAAAGGAGATGTTAATGAACACATATCTAACAATCATGGTGACCGTGCTTGTGACAACGCAAGTAATTCGGATCACGCAGAATGCGATAAGCCTACACAGGCAAGAGAAATCTGTAGAGCGCAATGCTGAATGGCTCAAGAACAATGAGGTGACCGAGGAAGATTTCAAAACGCAGAGGGAAGTCATGCGGATGCTGAAATCTGTGCTGTCGAAGAAAATTGAAGACAATTACCGTGACGATCATTGCAAATACTGCGTTTATTCGGATCTCTCATGGGAAGACGAGCCGTGCGATAACTGCACTTCCAGCAATAGTTTTTTCAAAGTGAACGAAGGAGCATGGACGAACAATGATTGATGTTCTCATTATGTCTCCGGCATATTATGCGACTGGTGGGGTTGAACTGCTCCACCAGTTATGTGCCGAGATGAGCAAACACGAAGGTATCCATGCAAGGATGCTGTATCGAAATGCGGTATCATATGGATCTCCACAGCCAGAGGAATACGAAGAGTACGGCTGTGCCTACATCACACAACTGCCGCAAGATTATTCCGGCTATATCGTGTTCCCAGAAATCTGGGCGAACGATGTGACAAAATCCCAGTACGACAAATGCAAGCCTGTCATATTTTGGGAGTCGGTCGATAACTACTTCCAGTTCTGCAAGCCGAAAGACTACTTCAAGTTCCTTGAACGTAACGGTGTCCTTCATCTGACGCAGTCTGTTTACGCTTCACGATTCCTTTTCAAACTTGGTCACTGTTCGCTGTTCATCGGAGACTACATCAATGACGATTTCTTCAGCGGATATGACTTGAGCAATCGTAATCCGTGGGTACTCTACAACCCGAAAAAGGGATGGGATTTCACAAGTAAACTCATTGAGTATTGCGGTGACGAAATCTGCTTTAAACCTATCAGAAACTTGAGCCGGAACGAAGTAATCGATCTGATGCGGCACTGCATGGTCTATATCGATTTTGGCGATCATCCAGGAAAAGACAGACTTCCGAGAGAAGCGGCGATGTGCGGCTGTTGTATCATCACTGGAAAGAACGGAGCTGCCGGAAACTATACGGATGTAAACATCAAGGATGACTACAAGTTTACACGCTGGGATCAAAGCCTTTATGACATCAAGCGTCAGATCCTGTCGGTACTGGACAATTACGAATATCATCACAGCCGATTCTCTGATTATCGCAGTGGCATCTGGAACGAGAAAAGCACGTTCCAAGAGAAGGTAGAAAATCTGTGTGAATGGTGGTGCAAGAATGAAAACAGTTAGATATATGATTCATGCCTGTCCGCAACGGATGTGGTATGTGAATGAGTTCCTATTACCGTCCATGTACGCACAGGGAATCAAAGAGTCCGAGATATTCGTGTGGAATGACAGTGAGCAGCTTGGAAACTTCAAGTCGTTCGCAGCCAGTATGAAGTATGTCAGAGACAATCAGCCGGATGATGCTTGTATGTGGCATATCCAAGATGATGTCATCCTGTCAGCAGATTTCAAGACTATCGCTGATGGCATTAACTGCATGGCATACGGATTTACCGCACGGCGATTCGACAAGGATACATGGCAGAATACTGGATATCAAATTCCGACAGAGGCATGGAGCAGTTTCCAGTGTGTGTGCGTACCTAACAGTTACGCAAAAGAGTTTCTGTTCTGGCTTGACCATCCACCGAATGGCAATAAGTTTTATCTCATGCCGTGGATGAAAGATGGCAGATGCGATGACACGATTTTCAAGATTTTTTTGAGAGACTGTCACGGATCTGATTTGATTCTGGATGTTGCCCCTAACATGGTTGACCATATCGATTACATCATGGGCGGCAGCGTAATCAATTCCGACTGGCGAAAGTGTCCGGCAGTGTCAGCGTACTGGGATGACTGGCAGAGAATCAGAGACTTGACGAAAGCGATCGATAAGCGAAACGGAAGTCCTCTTGCAAGGCAGAACAATGACAAGCGGTATGCCTGTTATTCGCTGAAGCGTAATTACTACGGCTATCTCAAAGTGTCGCTGGCGTCTCTTCTGTATCATACGGAACTGGAAAAGGTATTTCTGCTGATAGAGGATGACGAACTGCCGTATCACGTTCCCAGTAACTGCGAGATCATCAATATCTCCGACAATAACATCTTCCCAATATTCCATGCAAATTCATCTGACTGGCATACGAACGCTTGTGCTATCCGTGTGGCTCATGGACGCATTCTCCCAAACTATGTGGACAGAGTGCTTGCGCTTGACTGTGACACGATTATCTGCGATGACTTGAGTCCGCTGTGGAATGTGGATCTGACAGGGAAGTGGTTTGCCGGAGTATCCGAACTTGCTGGTGACTATCATCCTTACGGCGAAGACTACTACAACGGTGGTGTCATCCTTCACAATCTCAAACAGCAGAGAGCAGATAAGGCAGATGAGCAGATGGTTAACTGGCTGTCGTTTCATAAAGTGCCGAACCTGGATGAAGAGGCACTGAACAAGTTTGCAGTGCCAGCCGGAAAAGCAGTAACCTTGCCGACACGATACAACGAATGTTGGTGCGATGGTTACACCAATGATCCGGCAATAGTTCACTACTGCTCCGTATCAGAATGGTGGAAAGAAGATAAACCACGGTCAGAATACTGGCGAGAATGGATGTGATGAAATGATTAAGTACATGATACACGCCTGTGAGAAGAGGCTGTGGTACGTTAAGGACTATATGCTTCCGGCAATGCGAGAACAGGGCATAGACATGAAAGATATCTATGTTTGGATCGACACGGAGCGGTGGGGAAACCTACGGTCTTTTTTTCACAGCATGGAATATGTCCGTGATAACTGTGATAAGGATTCTGACATCTGGCATCTGCAAGACGATGTTTTAATCGCATCCAATTTCCAACAACGGACAAGTGATTTCGATGAGTTTAGCGGAGACTACTGTGCTTACGGATTCTGCAATGATTACTTTAATCCTGTGACGAAAGAGTATGTCGGATTCGTGCCGATCGAAAAAGCATGGTCATCCTTCCAGTGCGTGAGGATACCAAACAAGTATGCCGGAGAGTTTCTCGACTGGTATCAGAAAAACAAGAGCAACATGATCGTGTGGGGTCTTGCAAAGAAGGGAGAGTGCGATGATACGCTCTTCAATTTTTTTCTTCAAGACTGGCATCGGGAAGACCCGATTATTAACATCGCTCCGAATCTTGTGGAACACGTTGATTTTTTACTGGGCGGTTCGACCTTGTCTACCTACAACGGCATGACACTTTCATACTACTGGAATGAGCCGTACTGTGTTGATCGTCTTGCCCAGCGGATCAGTGACGAAAGGATAAGCAAGTACCATGAAATACATCAGTGTATCGGACTTTCTAAAGGCTAATGCCGTTTACGTTAATCATGCCAAGCGGATTGCCGAGTCTATCAGTGATGAGACTGACAGGAAAGTGATGACCGCTTTTTTTGATGGCGTGAAAGCCTGTGAGGATAACCTCAAGGCGTTTGCCGAGAAGGGAGCAGTAGGATAATGGCAAGAGGTAGGAAGACTTCTAAACAGCAGTCAGTGAAATGTCACGATGATCGCAAGTGCTTTGCCAAGTCATGCGGACAGTGCTTGATCCTGTCTTCAACGTATGCTCCAGGCGAGTGTCCGTTCTGCAAGCGTGACGGCGGCAACGTGGATGCCAACTTTGTGAAGTGGTCGAGGAGTCTGCGATGAATTTTTTCTATAAGGTGTCCTTCGATACGTTCCTTCGGGATGCCGTTAACCACGTTCAGTTCGATGAGGAAGACGATGATTTTATTCCCAAGATGAGAGCAGCTTATGAGGCTATTCCGATTCCGGCAAGGAAGACTGCCTGTTCCGCTGGGTACGATTTTGTCACGCCTTTTTTCATTCGACTTCGTCCTGGCGAAAGCATCATGTTCCCGACAGGAATCAAGGCAAGGATGAATAACTTCAACGTGCTTTTTCTTTTCGTCAGATCCTCAATCGGTCTGAAGAAACACTGCATGATTCCGAACAGTGTGGGCGTGATCGATGCGGATTATTTCGATAATCCCGATAATGAAGGTGATATTTTTATGGCTCTTCAGAATATCGGGAGAGAGAGCATCACTATCAATGCCGGAGAGAGAGTAGCACAAGGTGTTTTTCTTTCCTACGACACGGTCTATCACGATGATGCTTCTGGTGTAAGGACTGGTGGAATCGGATCTACGAATTGACCTTCCCCTAATTTTTTCTTTCCGACATGGGCGGTATGGGTATGGCGTAATGCTTGCCGCCCTATTTTTTTTGAGGCTCTGTAAGACGCTCTACGGCTTTTTTCTATCACGGATAGTAAATGTATCGACCAATACTCTACAATCGCTCACAGCCGCTCTACGAAGCGCACACGGAATAATTAAAGGGGCGGTTCATCGCCGCCCCTGTTTTTTGATTCTGCTGCAAATCTTATCCGGCAAAATCATTTAGCCATTTTCTGCATTGTCTGATTGTTCCACGATCATCGTTATCTACTGCGACTTCCAGCACATACCGTATATCTTTTTTGACCGTTTCAAACGATTCATCCACGACATCATCTGATTCAGCCTCGCATTGCTTCATGTACGCAAACTCTTTAATGGCATATGCTCTTGCCAACCATCCCCACATAGCAACACTTCCCTTCCGTTTTTTCTTTTCAGGCATCTGGATCACTTGCCGGATTTCTCCTCAAACTCTCCGAACAGTTCGAAAACTGCATCTATTTCTGCCGGAGTCAGTTTGTATTCAAATCTCAAGTCATCCCTGTCTCTTTCGTTCCATCCATTCTTCCAGAGTTCGTAGGCTAATGCCTCGATTTCTTCTCGCATTTCCTCACTAACCATTTTTTTCATCCTTTCCTGGTGCCGGATCTCATGCTTTTTTCTTTCCGAGTAACTGTTCTTCTCGCTCCAGTTTTTCTGCTACTGCAAGCCGGACGAACCGTGATACACTGGCGTATCCGAGTTTGCTTACCCTGTCACTTGTGCCAACATCAAGCCGGACAAGGTACTTCTCAAACTTATTGTCGTATTTCTTTGCGTAGCCGAGCTGCCGTGGATCTGTTTTCGTCTTTTTTTCTTCCATGACTGTCTCCAATAGATACATAGTTTATATGTGTCATAGTCATTGTAGCACTATCAAATCTATGTATCAAGACTGACAAGGTCGTACTGGCTTTTTTCTTTGTCGGTTAACTGCCTGTCGTACTCCAACCATCCCCATGCCATCCGACTGATTGCCGGAACAAAAATCCGAGTGTCGTAGTTTCCGAACTCTACCAGACCGTCTTTCGGATAAGTTCCGATCCCGACCGGGCGAAGGATGGAATAGTAAATGTGCCTTTTTTCTTTCATCGTCTGCTCCCTTTGATAAAGATGTTTTCGGCGATTGCCGGGTTATTTCTTTTCGCATACCTTGCCCATGTGTCAGCGGTATCGCAGTTCTGATAGACCGTGTGTGCCGTATCATGCGGCACAAAGTCTTTTTCGTTACAGTTCCAATAGAGTGGATCGCCGTGTCCGGCGTAGAACAGTACTCTGTAAACCATTTTTTTCTCCCTTCCTTTACTGGCATCTCCATACCCATGCGCTGATTTCGTTCATGACTTCCGTAACCGTGAGCAGACCGAGTTCGTAGTTCTTAACGTACTTATCGATGTGAGCGCACATATCGTTCTGCCTTTCCTTTTCGGCATCCGTGCCAACTGGATAAGCCATGATTTTTTTCTTTGCGTAAGCGGCGTACTCTTTCATAAATCTTGGTGCATTCATTTTTTCCTTTCAGACGGTCTTGCCACCTACCGACAGGGTCCAGGTTTTTCTTTCGTGCGGATCTACTGCCAGCGTTCAGCCATTGCAATCTGCCAAATGTGGGCAATGATGGACATGAAGTCCGCATACCGGGCAATTTCTTTTCTGTGATTGCCGCCATCCCACCAAACACGATACAGTCTGTACGGATTGTACTTCACGTTCGAATGCTTGATGCAGACAAACTGCGCATTTCCGTTGCTGATTTCTAACACTTTCCGAGTCTTCTGTTCTCCCATGATTTTTTTCTCCCTTATTTCATTATTCCTGTTTTTCTCTGATTTCGTAATAGTATGCCGGATCGCCGTAATCTTTTACACCTTCTGCCATTTCATCCCATGCCTCATTCCATGCCTCAATCGCAGACTGGTTTTTCTTAACCGGGATTGCCCATCCCGATATGCACACATAGGTGTTTTTTCTTTCCGATGCCGTCAGATACCTATATGAATCATTGGCAAACTTCCATGCGTCCGCATCTGTAAAGAATGCTCCGATGTCATCGCCGTCACCGTTGAAATCAAGTATGCTAACCACAAAAACCATTTTTTCTTCCATGATTTTTTTCTCCCTTCTTTCGGTTCATCGCCTGTTCCCGGCTTGCCTCATGTCGTGTCTTGCGTCTGGTTTTTTTCTTTCCGGCAAATGCCATCAGTACGCAATCCAGATTTCATGGGCATCGTTTTTTTCTTTCAATTCAAAATGCCAATCGGCGCTGTGTCGCTTTGCGTCTTCCATTTCGGATCTGCTCCAAAAGGACTCCGTGAACAGAAGCAGACGGTTTTTTCCGTGCGTCATGTACCATTTGATAACGTAAAGTCGGTTCATTTTTTCCTTTCCGGCAGTTTGACCTTTCCACTGCCAAGGTTTTTTCTTTTCCCGGCGGCTGCCAATCGAATCAGTAGCAGTAAAGCAGTTCCTTTTCCGTGATGGGATCTACACACTTTCCGCATCTGCCGGATTTCACGGATGCCACCATGAAATTGTATGCCGATTTCGGCAGTGTTCTTTCCGTGAAGTACCTTTCGCATCCCGACTTGTAAAGCACACAGAATGCTTTTCCATCCGCATTTGTCTCAATACGCTTAATCATTTTTTCTTTCCCTTCCGGCATCAAGCCTTGCTGATTTTTTCTTTGATGGCATCGACTGCCGACTGGACACTTCCCATCTCATAGGCAGTAAGCAGTCTTGCCATGACATACGGTTTAATGGTGACGATTTTTTTTGCTTCCGGCATCGTGATTCTGCCAGTGTTGATAAACCATGTGAGAGGATCAATAATCCGGGCGGCGGCATCCATGCCTTTTTTCTTTGCAATGCACATACGGACATCCCATGCATAATCATCAAGTCCGTAAGCATTCCATGAGTACGTTTTTTTCATTTCGTGTCTCCCATCAGTCTATGATGTACAAGTCAGAGTCTTTTTCATCGCACCAGTCGCAAGCTGCCATGCCGTCATCATCCATTTCGACATCATCCGTATCTGCCGGATGATATGAGATTTTTTCTCTGCTCATGATTTCCATGAGGCAATATCTGCATACGCACAATTTTTTTCTTTCCATCGCTTTTTCCTTTTCTGGCAGTTACTGCCATGTTACCTTGTTAAGATTCAGTTCACGGATCTCTATATCTTCTTTTGCCGACTGATAAAATGTTTTTCCGGCATCCCATGATTTATCGGATTCTTCCGTCATGCAGTCGGTTCCAGGATTCCATTTTTTCCATTCCCGAACGTATTCATCCATCAAAAGCCGGATGCAGTCTTTTTTCTTTTCGCAAATAACCGTCATATCGTATCCAAAGCGATAAAGACTGCCGATATACAGTTTCTTTTCTTCCGGCTTTACTGCCGCCTTTCCGTCTTTTTTCATTTCCGCATACCTTCCTTTTTTATCTGTTGACGATGTTCTGCCGGATCACATCCGCATATGCCATCATTTCAATGTGCTTTTTTTCTTCCGGCATGTCGCTTTTGAGAATCTGCATCATTGCATCGTATGCCTTGTTTTTTTCATTCAGAGGCAAGCCGTAAAAGCCTTTAATCATGTAAAGTACCGACAGAACGAAATCCCTATTAGAAGTCGGTTCATGACCATGTGCAATGCAGAAATAAGCAATGCTCTTTATGCCATCCTTGCGCACATCTGCATCTGATACCATGAAATATTCCGCATTATGAAAGAGTCCATCCCGGCACACTTTTTTTCTGCCGTCAATAGTTCCTGTTACCGTGATATAGTGTGCAGTTCTGCACAATACATAAATCATTCCTTTTCCGGCAATGCTATAAACATTTCCTGTTTTAAAGTTGCCGTCAACATTTCCGTATTTCATCGCTTTTAATCCCTTCTTTTTTAGAGTAGTTCCGGCATCCGCATTTCAGATGCCGGATTTTTTCCGACAGGATCTTTTAAAACGGCTTGCCATCCCGGCTTGCCATGTCGGCATCGTCTGCCATGTCATGATTCTTCCATACTGCATCAATAGTGATACAATCATTTCTAATATCAATATCGCAATCAGTGATGACTGCATCGTGATAAAATTTGATGTTTTCGGCATCTGCCGTGATATAGTCGCAATCCGTTTCAATTGTGACCGTGACATTGGATTTATCAATAAAGCCGGAAACTGTTTCCAATTTGCTGTTTTCGACAGGAATAAAGTAAATCCAATTCATAGAATAACCATGCCATACGACAGTTCCAAAAAAGCCGGATGCCGTCTTTATTGCATTAATAGCGCGACTGCCATATAGCATATACGTTATCATTTCGAATAGTTCCGACTTCTCAATTATGCAGTCACTTTCGAATTGAGAAACGGCTATATAATGCTCTGCCGGGTTTCCATTGTAAACAATGTCTGAAAGACTATGCAGATAGTTATCGACTGCCGTTTCATCTTCCATATCGACAGTTCTATAATCTGATAAGCGTATGAAATCTAACATAATTGCATTCCCTTCTATTTGATTGTTTCCGGCATCCATTGCCGGATGCCGGATTTAAAAAATCTGCCGTCTTGTGTCTGGTATTTTCGGATTACTTGCGTTTACCGTCAAAAGCGATGCCGACTGATTTATAGTAACGTTTGCTTTCCTGTTTCAGAATTTCCGAAATATAAATGATGCCGTCAGATTCATTTGCCGTATAGCATTTCAGACAATGAATGCATTTCGCAGTTCCACAATTAATTTCCACATTGTTAGCAATTGCATAGTCGGCAGTGTAAACCGTAAAAACGACATCCACAAAAGGAAACATTTTAGCATTTGCTACAATGTTATAGAAACAGGATGAAAGAACAAAAATCATGTTTTCCGGCTTGCCATATTCGGCAAATACCTTTTTATAAATCCATGGATTTTTCGACCATAAAGCAAATCTTGTTCCCGGATTTTTACGGCAGATATTGCAATAATTAATTGCTTGCGTTTCGTTTGCCGTATCACCATGACTTTCAAGGCGATAGAAATAATCCGTAATAGTCGGCAGTTCATCGTCTGATAAAATTCTGCTTGTCAACAGTTCCTTGTTCTGCCGTAAATGCGCTAAAAACGACTTCTTATAATTCATAGACTGTTTACTATAGCATTCATGGCAAATGCAGTTAACACATTTCGACCGCATTTCACAATATTTGTTATCGGGTGAAGTCGAAATACTTTTGATACCTTCTAACTTTCCTGTTAAAACAGTTTCCCACAAAATACCATTAAAGCCGGATGCCATCCGTAAATTGATTTGTAATTGAGCATTTGCTTTTAAAGCATTTGCTTTCATTCCTTCAATAGTTGTCATCGTTTCCGTTTCCCTTCTTATATAAGAAAATGTTAAATCAGTTACCGTCTTGAAATTGGATCTTTGATTAGGTACTCAATTAATAGATTTGAAACTCTATACATAAGCAAGTGTATAGTCACTCTATACCTATTCTATAGCCGGATATAGTCGGCAAAAAACATAACTACGTTACATAGATTATAATACTCTTCTATGATACATATTGCAATAGCAAAATCAAAAATAAGTTACATATTTATATAAGAAGAAACACAAAAAACAGACTGCCGGAAACAGACGGAAACAGACGGAAACTGCCGGATGCCGTCACTGCATCGACTGCCGTAAAACTGCCGTCACACTGAAAAATAGCATTGTGCAAATTGTATATTTCAGACTGCATAATTTGTGCAAATTGTACACTGCCGAAATTGCCTGGCAATTGCTATAATTGTGTACACAATATTTCCGGCTTTTGCGCTGGCAACTTTGAAAACAGGAAAACAGATGCGGAAACAGTCGAAAAATGAGAAAAAAGCCGTATGCCGAAACTCTAAAATGCCGTCAGACGCATTCTAAGCCCCTACACGGCGTTTTAGAATGCAGACGATAATTATTATTACCTATGTCGTTAAAACCCCGTAGAACGCATTGTAGTAAGCCTATACAATAGCCACAAAAAAAGATAATTGTATACGCAATAGTGATGATCCAGTGACAATAAATCAGAAAATAAAAGGAACTGTATAACATTATGGAAATAGACAAAAAATATATAGAAAACAGTATATCGCAATGGATTATTGAGTATGAAACAGAAAACAATATATCGATATTGGATATAAAAAAGAATCAATATAACTATATATTGATGCAAATATACGATAATGTCATAAAACGCATATATTTATTGATTTCTGATAAGTCAATTATAGATATACCCGACATAGTTATAGAATATATAACTGATTTATATATACAATTATCATTTAAATACAATAAAAGTATTACTATAGCCGGATATAGTTATATATTGGGTATTAATTATAGTACTATAATATCTAATTGTAGTGATACTTGTAATAAAGAGTATATATATTCTGATATTAATACTCATAAAGCAATAAATATATCATCAGTATTTGAATATTCAGAAAACGATAGAAAACAGATATTAATAAGGATTTCTAATAGTATTATAAGAGAATGTTATAAAACAGTAATACAGACGGCAGAGCACAATTTGTCTGAAATGAGTATAGATAATAACATAGGTGCGCTAGCAGTCGGAAAAATAAAGTTCGGATGGATGGAGGGAAAGAAGGCACAATTAGAAACGGCATTGTTAGAAAAAACAGTTCCGGCATCCGCATTATTGGAAGATTATAAACGACTGTATATCGAAAAACAGACGCAAGACAAATAATCCGATGACTGCAACTTTACTACCAAACGCAAAAAACACAAGATATAGTATATACGGCAGTAAAAAGCCACAAGATATAGTATGCCGTCTGCATCTATTCACAAAAGCGTAATTTAACGCATAGATGCCGACTGTCGGTCGACAGGATGACCGGGGGAGGGGTGATCTGCCTGGCGCCGCCGCAGTCCACTAACCCCTACGACCACCCACAAAACAAAAAGAGTCAAAACATATAGATTAACGGTATTGGCATATATAGAGCATAAATAAATACAGAGTATATAGCGGTGATAGATGTAATAGCAGTAGATAGAGGAGATAGAAGTAGATGAGTAGAAGGAAGAAGATAGAAGGCTCGCCGATGCCGGATCAGCAGACAGATATTGACCAGCAGATAAGGGAAATAAAGCAGTCTGCTGGATTGATCCATAGCATACAGACGGATGATGACAAATATGTCCGTGATATGTACGAACTGGTCAAGAACTGTTCCAATATCGGTAACCCGGCTGCGGATGTGCTGTGTGCGCTTACGACAAGGATTCGTGAGAAACTGGTGCGGATGCCGACATCGAAAGCGAATCATGACCTTTATTGGGAGTGCGTCCGGCGAGAGGCTCGGTATAGATTTGAATCGTTCATGCTCTATATGGAGAAGAATCGGAAACCCAGTGAGCGGTTCTATCAGCCTCGGATAAACCCACTGCGGCAAGTAGCGCAAGGTGTCCAGGATTTGGCAGATGATAAACTGGACGAACTGTTCGTCAATCTGCCGCCTCGGACAGGCAAGACGCAGATAATTAAATTCGCAACGGTCTGGTGGGGAAGCCGGAATCCAGAACTGTCCTGTCTGTACACTGCGTATTCGGACAAGATTACACAGCCTTTTTATGTCGGTCTTAACGAACTGATTACTGATCCGACATATACCTACAAGGAAATCTTCCCGGAAATCACTATCGCCAGAACGAAGGGTGATGATGAGATTATAGACCTCAATCGGACGAAGACTTATCCTACTTTCACTTGCCGTTCGCTGTACGGAACACTTAACGGCAGCTGTGACTGCACTGGTTTGGGAGTGAGTGATGACCTTCTGTCCGGCATCGAAGAAGCATTGTCTGCTGACCGCTTGGAGACTGCATGGGGCAAGTATGACAACAACTTCATGAGCCGCATCAAGTTTGACCAAGGTGCGAAACTCATCAACATGGGTACTCGCTGGGCGATACTCGATCCGCAAGGCAGACGGCAGACATTGATAACGGAGAATGAACGGTTCAGAAACTGGCGGTATCGTGTCATCTCCATTCCGGCTCTTGATGAGCGTGACGAAAGCAACTTCGACTATGCGTTTGGTGTAGGGTTCTCGTCCGAAACGTATCTGCGGCGTAGGGCATCGTTTGAGGCGAATAGTGACGAAGCATCATGGTATGCACAGTACCAGCAAGAGCCGATCGACAGACAGGGTGCGCTCTTCGCATCCACGAACATGAAGTTCTATAACGGTGACTTGCCTGTTGACAAAGACAATGTCCTCAAAAAGCCGGATCGGATCTTCATGGCTTGCGATATCGCATTCGGTGGCGGTGACTATGTGTCTGCTCCTGTGGCTTTCCAGTATGGCAGCACTTGCTATGTCCACGATGTGGTTTACAACAACGGCGATAAGTTTATCACTCGTCCGCTGATTGTCGATGCGATCATTCGTAACGGTGTCCAGGCTTGCCAGTTTGAGGCTACGAAGACCACGATGGATTATCCCGACTGGATAAGCGAGGAACTGCGGAATGGCGGCATCAAATGCACCATCACGACAAAAGCTGCACCGAACGGAGTCAGTAAGTTGATGCGGATCTTCGACAAAGCACCAGAGATCCGTGAATTTTACTTCCGTGACACCAACTGCCGGAGCAAGGAGTATCAGAAGTTCATGGAGAACATCTTTTCGTTCAAAATGGCTGGCAGAAATCAGCACGATGATGCTCCCGACTCGATGGCACAACTCTGCGATATGCTGATAGTGCCGCAACAGTTCGCAACGATCATAGCAAGTCCGTATTAAGGAGCGCAGAAATGACAGTAAAAGACATACAGATGTACCGCTTTCTCGATCATGCAATCAACCTTGCGATTAGGGATGTCAACTCGTTCGCAAGCGTCAACACGTTGAGAGACAGTGTAACAGGATCTAACCCCGATTATCCGTATGAGGAGCGGAATTTCGTGGTTGTCGGAGAGGATGTGGCAGCTGAAGCGGAGCGGAAACGGAAACTGCGGAGTGCGGAAGCGGAACTTGCCAGACTGCGAGTGCTGAAAGCACAGATCGAAGCGTTGAGTCGGTCACTGCCGGATGCGAGAGACAGGATCATCATGGAAAACACCATGCGAGGCAAGACACAGATATATATTTCCACGCTGATAGGCGTTGACCAATCGACCGTGTCGAGGCGTTTGGAGTCGATTTGCAAGCGGTCGGTCGAAGAAAATGCTAAAAATTTATAGAATTTTTAGATTTAGCGCATAAAACGCATAAGACGCATAAATAGGCATGGTAAATTTAGACTGAAGATTTGTAGGATGAGATGATTCCATTTGCATACGCTCCTTTCTTGGGTCGGTGGGTCGCAGATTTTGCGGCTCACCGTCTTTTTGTCGCACGATGGCATGAGGATTCGATTCGATGAACACGGATAAGCAGCAAGACAAAATTGAATACACGCTCCGTGGTAGGCGAAGAATCTATGTCGATGAAGACCACGTTGACCGTGACAATCTGTTTCGTGTCCTTGAATGGGCAATGATCACGCATATGCAGAACGAAGCAGATATGCAGTTCCTTCTCGACTATGAGAAAGGCTACCAGCCGCTTCCTCGGAACAAGACGGTTCGCCCCGACATAGACATCAAGGTGAACGACAATGTCGCTAACCAGGTAGTGGTGTTCAAATGCGGATATGTGTGGGGCAACACGGTTCTGTATGTCCATCGTGGCAACAAGGATATGTCGGAGTCGGATGAGGACACCAACCGCAAGCAAGACCTTGGCGTGACGATGCTTAACGAGATGAACGAGATCGAGTATGTCCAGTACAAGCAACAGGAACTGGCTCGATTCGTTGAAATCTGCGGACTCGGTCATATGATGGTCGATGTCAGACCACGGTATAACGGTCTGTCGGCATTTGAGTTAATCACGTTAGACCCTCGGAACACGTTCTGCATTTACCGCAATTCGGCAAGGGAAGAGGTAATCGCCGGAGTCACGTTCAGACGGACTTTCTATGGCGATATCTACTACACCGTATTCACGCCGGAAAGACGGTACGAAGTGCTGAACATGGTGTCCATCGTAGATCCTGTCACGAAACAGCGTAAGAAGATCAACGAATGGCGAGAACTTGAACGAAGTGGGGATAAGAATCCTCTCGGAATGATTCCGATTGTCGAGTTTGAGCGTTCGCCGGATCGGACAGGGTGCTTTGAGCGTCAGATTTCTGATATGAATGCTCTGAATGCCGAAGTCAGTGACTTTGCGAACACGATAGCGCAGACCACACAGGAAATCTGGTGGGGCAATGACTTCAGTCTTCCTGTTGATGAAGACGGCAAACCGAAAGCACCAGTCGGTGGTCAGTGGGTAATGACCAACACCATCAGCGGCGGCAAGCCGAACATAAAGCCGTTGCATTCCACACTGGAACTTGATGGTGTACAGAGGAACATCGAAAGCAAGCGTAATCTGATTCTCCAGAAGTGCTACGTTCCGCTCCAGTCAGAACCTGGCGGTGGATCTACTGGCACTGCGATGTCGATGTCATCCGGCTGGGCGGCAGCTGAATCTGCTGCGGCGATGGAAGAGCGCACACTGTTCAAGGGCATGATGGAAGTGGCGAACCTTGAGATAAAGGCGATCCACACGACAGTAGGACTCGATGAAGACAGTCCTCTGCTAACTCTCAATCCTTCGGATGTTCTGCCGAAGTTTACTCGGAATAAGACTTACGACCTTGTGTCGAAGGTCAATGCGATGGTCACGATGATTAAGTCCGGCATTCATGGTCGGGCGGCGATGGAAACGGTCGATCTCTTCCCCGATGTCGCTCAAGTTTGGGCAGATTCGATGGATGTGGTCACTCGTTACCAGGATGCGATCATCAACCGTGCGGAGAACACCTACGTTTCGGCATACACGAAACGAGAGGACGCACAGAACTCGCAAGACCGTGCCGGAGCGGATATGTCCGACCAAGAGGAGCAAAGTCCAATCACTGGCGGCTTCGTCCAGAATCTCTCCACGGTAATGCGTGGGGAAAGACGGAACGGAAGTGATATCTTATGAGGTCGGTATTATCCTTCGATGAACTGAACCAGTTAGGTATCGAACGCCGTAGCATGGAGTTTGAGCAATACTTCGGCGAAATGGATATCACTCCGAAGCAGAGAGACAAACGGATAAGCCTTGCGGAAGAACTTGAAGATGAGTTTCTTGATTTTTTCGCTTGGTACATCACTGATGACCGTGTCGATGAAGAGGAAATGCGGAGAAATCTCCGTTCTCGGATTCGTAACTCTCTGCCGGATGATGTTCGCAAGACCGACAATACGGATGACATGGTTGATGCCATTGCTGACAGCATCGCTGACACCACACGGAAACGTGCATCAGATCCGTTCACGTTGTCGGAAGACCGTGCTAAAGAGAATGCCGAAGATGTGTCGAACACATTCTGGAACGACTACGAATACGCAGAGGCGGTAAACAATCGCAAGCGTTTCAAAGTTTGGCACACAATCATGGACGGCAGAGAAAGACCAGCGCATGGAGCGGCAGACGGACAGATGGTAGATGTATTTGATCCGTTTGTTGTGGGCGATGAGTTAATGATGTACCCGAAAGATACATCGCTCGGAGCATCACTGCCAAACATTATCGGCTGTCGCTGTACGGTCGAATACACAGGATAAAGCAAGTCAGTCCTCATTCGGATTGGCTTGTTCTTTTTATGCACTTTTAACTTCACATATCGTCAGAGAAGACGCAAATCGCACCAGTCAGAGAAGACTTAAATCGCAGAGAGGTACAACATGGAACAGAACGAAAACCTTGAGAACACCAACCAGACTCCCGAAGAAGAGAAGAATGCCGAACCCGAATACACGGTGGAAGAACTTCTCGCCCAGTTGAACGCCGCAAAAGCAGAGAACAAACGCTATAAGGACGCAGTCACCAAGGCTTCGTCAGAGGCGGCTACCTGGAAAAAGCAGCTTCGTGCCAGACAGACACAGGAAGAACAGGAAGCGGAAGCGAAGCGTGAAGCGGAAGAGGAGAGATCGAACCATCTCAAAGCGGTGGAGCGAGAACTGGCGATGATGAAAGCCACGAACCGCTACCTCAAACAGGGGATGGACGAGAAACTTGCCAAGGAATGTGCCGAACTGGAAGCCGATAACGACATCGACACACTGATGGAGAAGATTGCTTCTCACCGTGACGCAAGTATCAGTGCGGCTGTCAAGAAAGCACAGGAAGATCTCCTCGCTTCAAGACCAGAGATCAATGCCGGACACGGTGAAAACGGCGGCAAGGACGAAGAAGACCAGTTCAAAAAGGCTTTCATGAATCCCGATGCCTATTAAAAGGCAGAAAGAGGTAACAAATGGCTATTAACTATGCTGTGAAGTACAGCGATCTCGTTGACGAGGCTTTCAAACTGGGATCGCTCACGAACTCGCTGGTAAACCAGAACTACGACTGGATCGGTGTCGAAGCGGTCAAGGTGTACAGCATCCCGACCGTTGATCTGGTTGACTACACGCTGACTGGTTCTGCTCGCTATGGACAGGCTGCGGAACTCCAGAACGTAATCCAGACGATGACCCTTTCCCAGGATCGTGCTTTCACGTTCACGATCGACCGCAAATCTGTCGATGATACGATGGGTGTTATGGCGGCGGCTGCGGCTCTTCGCCGTGAGATCGACCATGTGGTCATCCCCGAAATCGATTCCTATCGCCTTGCGGCTCTTGCCACTGGTGCTGGCAACGTGGTTTCCACGGTTGCGACCAAGAGCAATGCCTATGAAATTTTCCTGGCGATGCAGGAAGCGATCGATGAGGACAAAGCCCCTGTGGGTGGCAGAATCGCCATCGTGACTCCGGCTTTCTACAACTACCTCAAACTCGATCCGGCGTTCATCAAGGCTTCCGACATCGGTCAGCGTATGCTGATTAACGGTCAGGTCGGCGAAGTCGATGGTGTTCCGATCATCAAAGCACCGTCCAGTTATTTTCCGGCAACGTGCAATGCGATCATCACGAACCCGATGTGCGCTCCGTCCCCGATCAAACTCCAGGATTTCAAGATCCACGACAATCCTCCGGGAGTCAACGGCTTCCTCGTTGAAGGCAGATTCCGTTATGACTGCTTCGTCCTCAACATGAAGAAGGACGCTATCGCAGTTAACATGACTGCCCAGTCTTCGTGATGGTAAAGGTCAGCAAAAATGGTGGGGAAGTCCTAATTAAGGACTTCCTCGTCAATCTCTATCTCCGAAACGGCTACGAAATCGTGCCGGAAGAGGTAAAAAAAGAGCCTGTTGCTGACGAGCCGAAGGAAGTCAAACAGACAAGAAAACCACGCAAAGCCAAGAAGTGAGGTGAGCAGAAATGGCAGATGTCACGGTCGAACCGCTGAATGCTTTATGCCAGTCGGTCTACAACGAGCTGCTCATTGATGTTGCCCCCAAAGAATCTGACGAGCCGATACTGCTCAACAAGGTCAACCAAGCATACAGAGAAGTCTACCAGAAGCGGCACTATCCGCACAATGTCGATGGTGCTTTTGCGACTGTGGATATGGAGAGGTTCTTTTCAAACATCTACAATCTCGCACTGTACGACTACAATATGCGAGGTGCTGAAGGGCAGTCCAGAATCGCTGAAAACGGTGAGGAGCGGACTTTCATAAAGCGTGAGTCATTACTGATCGGCGTGATACCGTTTGCGTATTACGCATGAGGTGACTGCCATGCGGATGCTTGAGAAAAACAAGCGCACGATGTGGTATGCGCTCTACGAATCGATGACCACGCAGTATGACGCTAACGGCGATGAGACTGGCGATCCCGAAGTCGGGTATTCCGAACCAGTTGAATTTGAGGCTGTCCTCTCTCCTGGACGAGGCTATTCGGGCGGTGCTGGCACAACGAGTCAGAACATCTACGGCATTGACATCGATGCTGAACGGCGAATCGTGACCGATGACCTTGACATCCCCATCTGCGAAACCACACTCATTTACCTTCATACGCCAAGGACTCTTCCGAACGGCAAAGCAGATCCGGCAGACGCTGATTTCTCTGTTTCCGCTCGTCCGGCGGCTGGTTTGAATTTTCTCGCATTCCCGATAAAGTCGAGACTTCGTAACGAGGCTGTGGAATGAAAATAAACTGCGTCCTGTCTGGGGCATCATTCCGACAGGCAGCGAAGGATGTTAGAGCGTATAGGCAACTCTTGGAAGAGTCCATTGCCACGTTCGTAGAACTGGTCGCACAAGCCGGATACGATGTTGTCGAGGCTATACTTGAGGAACACGTTGAAACTGGTGCTACGATAGGCAGTCTTGCCGTCCGTTACAGTAAGCGTAGCGGAACATTTAAGGCGAAAGTCGTTGTGGCAAGTGATGCGATCCTGTTCCTTGAGTTTGGTAGTGGCTTGCAAGGTCTTGACGGAGCGCAGAATCCGGCTGCGGCAGAAATGCCGTTCCCTGTCGGTGCTGGCACATATCCGTCTACCGTACCGCCACAGCACGAATCGCTTGCAAACTGGGAGATACCGCCGCCTGGATGGCATTACATCGATGACAGCGGTCATATGCGGTGGTCTACTGGTATGCCAGCGGCAATGCCGATGTACCAAGGTGGACAGGCAATGGAACAGCAGCTGATGTCCATAGCAAAGAAGGTGTTTGGCGATGATTGATCCGATTAACAGGGTATTCACGAACGTAAAGGCATATGTCCTTTCGCAGTACCCGAACGTGACCGTGAAAAATTCAAGAACAGCGACACCTTCCGAAGTTCCGGCAATGTGCGTCATCCAAATCGATATGCCAGAAATCGGCATCGGTCTGGACGAAGGAAGTTTTGACGATGATGTCGCAATCACTTCCACGGTCGAAATTCAAACCTACAGTAACAAATCGATAAGCGAAGCGAAAAACCTAATCGTTGCCGGATGCAAAGCGATGAGAGCAATGTCATTTGAGCGGATATACGGCATAAGCGATTTGCCGGACTCATCGAGTCCGAACGTATACCGTTACGTTGCTCGTTTTCGCCGGATCATTCATTCGCTTGATGATGTTCCTCGCTTCGTAATTCCAACAACATAAGGAGATAAGCAATGTCTGCTGGATTTTCTACGATCAATACAGTGCTTAAAATCGGCACTGGCAGTTCGCTTACCAAAATCACGGAAATTAAGAGCTACCCCTCCCTCTTTGGGCAGCCCGATGCGCTCGAAACCACGGATCTCGAAGACACCGAACAGACCTTCGTGCCTGGGGTCAAGTCTATGGACACGATGACCTTCACTTGCAACTGGGATAAGACGAAGTTCACCAGCCTCAAGGCACTGGAAGGTGCTACGCAGTCCTTTGAACTGGATTTCGGTGCGAGTGGCGCACAGGGCAAATTCACATGGCAGGGTCTTCTGACCATGTCCGTCAACGAAGGTAGCGTCAATGGCATCCGTGAGATGACCATCAACGTATTTCCGTCTACTGGCATCACGTTTGCGTAAGCATCAGAATCGACACAAGGGGTAGTACCACGCTACCCCTATTTTTTTTATCTAAAACGGAGAGAACACCATGAAAACGATCAAAATCAACAATAAAAACTACATCGTGCCGGAACTCACCTTCCGTCACTTCTCGCAGATGGAAGAACAGGGTTTCTCTGTTCTTGAGGCTTTCCAGAAGAAGCAGATGTTCCTTCTGGCGATGGGTTTCGTCTGTGCGGTCACTGGCGAAGACAGAAATGAGGCTGAACGGCTTATCGAACAGCACATCCTCGGTGGCGGTACGATCGAAGACATAATGACGGCATTCGGAGAGGCGGTAAGCGAATCGGGTTTTTTCCGCAAAGCACTCGGTCTGGACGAGGAAACGGAGAAGAAGACGAAGTCGAACCGCAAAGAATCCAAGCCGGAGAAGTCGGAAGAGTAAACTGCTCCACATATACGGACTACATCCTGTCCGTATGGCTTCCAATCGCTACACGATACGGCGTTCCTTACGGTGCGTTTTGGGATATGAATCCGAAGCGTCTTAAACCTTGGCAAGATGCCTATAACGACAAGGTCGAGGCAGATGCTCTCAAGACGGATTATTCCGCATGGCTCAATGGGATGTATGTACTCATGGCGATAGCAGCTGCCATTGACGGAAAGAAGAGTCCGTATCCCGAAAAGGCTTTCAGCATCTCAAGGATGGAACAGGAAAAAGCGGAAGCACAGGAAGCAGTAGACGAGATGGCGGCGGCACGGTTTATGAACTGGGCGATAGAGTTTAATAAACAATTTGCGGTAAAGGAGAGTCAAGACAATGCCGAAAGCACAAGTCAGCGTTCTTGAGGTTGAGATTGAGGCAAGTGCCTCATCTGCACTCGCCGCTCTTGATAAACTTGAAGAAAAACTGAATAGAGTCGGCAGTGTCCTTGACGAAATCGTAAAGTCAACGAAAGCCATAAAAGAAATTGGAGACATGGCACAGTCTTTCAAAGGCGTTGTCACTGCTCTCAATGCGGCTCGGAAAGCACAGCAAGATATCGCTAAACACAAGAATGACGGCAAGGTAAATAACAAGGATCTACTCGACAGGAAGCGCATTCTGCAAGACATCGGGAAACTGTCCGCAACAAGACTGCTCGGAATGAAAGATAACCAGTTTGCGGCTTCCGGCAAGCAGCTTCCGGCTCTTCTGCCACCGTCATATCGTGACATGACGAAGATGCTTCCGGCACTGTACTCAAAGATGCTTCCGGCTGTCTACGGTGGAAAGCAACTTCCGGCTGTCTTCAACGGTGCAATCGGTGATACTGGTGCGGCAATGCGGAGAATGATGCACCAAATGTCTGGGATGTCTTTTGCCGATCTGATGGGCAAAGACGGAAAGAGCGTGTTCTCCGAAATCGCTGATGGAACGAAAGAATCTGCGCTCCAACTTCCGGCAATTGTGAATAACACAAAAGTCATCGATGCCGAATGGAGAGAAGTCAAGGAATCAGTTAGCGATGCCGCCTCTGCCGCCACAGAGTTCCAAGAAAAGACGAGAGATTCGACACTTTTCGGAACGAAACCACGGAATCGTGAAAAAGTAAGGCTGAAGGAAGCATGGGGATCTACCGCTAACAGCAAATACCTTTTCAATGATGCCGCACCTAAAAGTGGCAGTTGGTATGATGCTTACAGTGGTATTCCTGGATTTGACAAACTTGTCGGAACAAAAAACGGCGTAAGAGGAGACTGGCGGCGAGTTGAAACTGCTGGCGTAAAAGCATATGGCGGCATACAAATGCGGCAGAAGATCGAAAATGCAAAAGCCGCTGCCGTAGCCGCTGTCGAACAGGCATATGCCGAAAAAGAAGTCGGCAAGGCGGCACAGGAGTCTGCTGAAAAGGTAGAACAACTCGGCAATGCAACAAAGAATGTATCGAGGCATACGAAATCAGCATCGAACACTCTGAAAGAGGCAAGCAGTTTCTTCAAGACGATCGGCAAAACTGTCAGCAATCTCGGAAAATCGCTCGGTATTGGCGGCGGTGGACACGGCAGTAAACTTTTCGGTCGCAGAGGTTTCGGCGGTTTCCTGTCTCTGATGGTGATCAGAAGAGCATTAACAAGTCTTATCCGCACACTGACCGCTGGAATCAAAGAAGGATCTGACAATCTCACGCAGTATTCTGCGGAGTATAACAATTCGATCAGCCGGATGGTGTCGGGTCTGAATTACTTGAAGAATGCTTGGGCGGCGGCATTCGCCCCTATCGTCAACGTAGTTGCTCCGTATGTTGAGACATTCATAAACCTTCTCGCATCTGCTCTAAACGCCGTAGGACGCTTTATGGCGGCTCTTACTGGCAAGGGTTTCGCTGTACAGGCTAAATCCGTGTGGACGGACTACGCAGCTTCGCTCGACAAAGCCGGATCTTCTGCTGGCGGTGCTGGCAGTAAGATGGATGACCTCAAGAAGACTATCATGTCGTTCGATGAGATTCATGCGCTGAATGATCCGAACTCGTCTGGTGGCGGTGGCGGCGGCGGTGCTGGCGGCGGTGGTATAAATCCGTCAGATATGTTCGAAACGGTTGACCTTGCCGGAGACTCACTTGCATCGTTTGCGAAAGAACTTCGTGAGAAGATCCTAAACGATGACTGGTATGGTGTCGGAACGGCGATTGCCGAAAAGATGAACGAGGCAATCGAAAAGGCTAACAACAGTGACTGGGCGGCTACGCTTGCTTCAAAACTGAATAATGCCGTAGATGCTTATAACGGTTGGGCAGATGCGTTTAACTGGACTGGACTCGGTTCTGCGCTCGGAAAGAGCGTTAACGACTTCTTCCTCACGTTTAATTGGAACGGAGCGTCATCCGGCATAGCAAAAACAGTAAACGGCTTGCTTTCAACATTCATCTCATTCGGAAAGACGGTCAAGTGGTCAGAAATCGGAAGCAACATAGTCGAAGCGATTGGGGTATTCTTTGAGACTCTTGACTGGAAGAACATCGGTGAGGCATTAAGAACCGCATTCCTCGCACTCATAAAGTTTGCAAACGGAATCCTTGATGAAGTTCATGTAGACGAGATAGCACTCTATGCGGCAAGGGCAATCATTGACGGATTGGTCGGTTTCTTCAGCGGAGACAACCCCGAACTTGTCCAGGCGTTGACGAAGTGCATCAAGAACATGATCGTAACAGCATTCCAAGTCATGACACCGTGGCTTGCGTTGCTCAACGGATTCCTTAAAGACAAATTCGGAATCGATATCCTTGGTAGCATAAACCAGCAGTTTGATGAGTGGATAGAAGAAGCGTTTCCCGATGCGGACAAGAAGATTCATGGCGGTGCTGGCGGTGTTCTGGATAACCTCGATACGCAAGTAAACGAGGAGTACGGAAAGACCAATGACAAGGCTGTGAAGAAGACAGAAGAGACTGTTACCAAAGCAAAGGGAAAGTGGAGTCCGTTCTCCGGCTGGTTCAGAAGCAATGTCAATTCGCCGCTTACTGGTCACGCAACAACAATAAATACAAATCTCACTACGGCATTTGCTACAGCGGCGGCTAACGCTACGGCGAAATTTGCCGGATTTAGTTCTTGGTTCGATGTCCATGTTAAGACTCCTGTGTCGAGCGTGTTCAGCACTCTCGCCACAAACATTGGTAACGCTTTCACCAGTGCGAAGACAAATCTGACGAGTGGCTGGGGCAGCGTGAGTGGTTGGTTTGAGACTCATGTGAGAGTGCCGATCTCCAATATGTTTGGAACATTCAAATCAATCGGCGAAACTGCGGCGGCGAACTTAAAAGCCGGATTAAAGAGCATTTCCAGTATGCCGACATTCCACTTCTCTTGGAATACAGAGAAGAAGGTCGTATCTCTGTTTGGGCATCAGATTGTTGCAAGTGTTCCCTGGCCAAAGATTTCGTTCTACGCACAAGGCGGTTTCCCAAGTGCGGATCTGTTTGCGGCGAACGAGGTTGGCAATCCAGAAATGGTCGGACGAATCGGTAATCGCACAGCCGTTGCTAACAACAATCAGATTACTGAAGCGTTGAAGAATGCGATGCTTGAAGGACTGATGCAGTACGCAATGGCAATGAACAGCAGTAAAGATAGTACACCATATCAGATCAATCTTGTGGTCAAGACCCAGAACGATGAAGTGCTGGCAAGGGCAGTTGAGAGAGGAAATGCAAAACGCCACTCTCGGATGTATCCGGCTGGTGCGGTGAGGTGACAATATGGCGTTTTTAGAGGTGGACGGAGTCGCAGTACAGACTCCGTCTTCTTTTTCTGTTGGGATCTATGACGAGTCTCTGCCGGACAGTGGACGGACGCTTGACGGCATCATGCATAAGAATACGCTTTGCACGAAGCGGACGATAAGTCTTGCGTGGGATAATCCTTCCCCTGTCGAAGCTGCGGCTATCTTGAGCGCATTCATGGCGAACGAATACTTCGATGTAACGTATTACGATCCGCAGTACGGCGAGACACAGCAGACGAAGACATTCTACTTGGGCGATAGAGAATCGCCGATGAAACAGTGGTTCGTTGGGGGCAGACGCTGGGAGCAGTTGTCCTTCAACATCATTGAGAGGTAAGTCATGATTCCAGTATCGGATGATTTTTTGGCAGAAGTGGGCGGCGATAACCGCAACTTTGTATACTACATAGATGCAAATCTTGCCGATACGACAGTTCTGCATTTGAGCAATGATGACCTTTGGCAAGGTGGCGTGACGGTAGAGGATGCAATTTCTGACGAGACATCTCTTGCTGTCGGCTCTGCGATCATTAACCAGTGTACGATTATCCTCAACAACATAAACGAGCAGTTTAACAGTTATGAGTTTAAGGATGCGAGAATTGTTCTACGCATCGGTCTGATGGTCGATGGAGCGATAGAGGCATTTCAGAAGGGTGAGTTTTCTGTTGACGATGTTATGTATGACGGATCGTTAATCACGTTGACTTGCCTTGACAATATGCGGAAATTCGATAAGCCGTATACTCCTGGAATCCAGTACCCGAATACGCTTCACAACATCGTTGTGGACGCTTGCAGACAGTGCGGTGTGGCTCTTGTCGCTCCGGCAGTTGAAATGCCTATGTGGGAGTCAACGATCCCCGAAATCGTGTTTGAACAGTCACTCACGTTCAGAGATATCATCGCTTGGGCGGCACAGATAAACGGAACGAACGCTCGGATAAACAGATTCGGCGAACTGGAATTTATGTGGTACGATCTCGCCTCTCTTTATGTTGACGAGGCACTGATCCGACCTACGACAGAACCAGAATATCTTGAGGAAGACAGCACTAACGAGTCGTATGTCAGCGTAATCAAAACGCAGAACGATATCGGCATTCTGCTTGACTATCCTGTCTTCAATTATCTCAAGGCACTCTATACCATCAACGTGGCAAGGATGGACACCTATATCACTGGTGTGAAGGTGATAGTTCAGAATGACAATGCGGACGATGCTGCTCTCGATGAGTACACGGTCGGCACTGACGAGTACATGATAGTCGTTCAGAACAATAAGTTCATCACAACGGACAATGCACAGGATGTCGCTAATGCTGTTGCCGAAAAAGTTGTCGGCATGAGATATCGCAAGGCAACATATTCCCATATCGGCTATCCTTCAATGGAAGCCGGAGATGTCGCATTCATCTTTGATGGGAAGGACAGGCTTTATCGGACAATCGTATCCAGCACGACATTCATTTCGGGAGACAGACAAACCACGGTGTCTTCCAGTGAAACCCCTGTTGAAAACGTAGCAAGCAGATATACGGAGAGTACCAAGAACTACGTTAGATCCAAGGAAACGATAAAGAAGACATTCGATTCCTTGACGGAGCGTATTCAGAACTCTTCCGGCTTGTACACCACCGAACTGCCGGATGGACAGGGCGGCACGATTTACTATCTGCATGACAAGCCGAATCTTTCATCTTCACTGATCGTTTGGAAGATGACTGCGGAAGCATGGGGAGTGTCTACGGACGGTGGACTGACATACAAGTACGGCATGACTGTTGACGGTGACACGATTGTCCGTATCCTTTCTGCGGAAGGTGTTAACGCAGACTGGATCGATAGTGGTGCTTTCAGAATTTACGATACTGATGGGGAGACTATTCTGTTTCTTGCAGACAGAAGCAACCATTCGTTCGAATGGCATATGAGCAAATCTGATCTGTCTCCACAAGGAAAATTAACTCTCCATAGCGGAAGTTATAACGATGGAACGGAACAGGCTGCTGGTGTTGCGGTCGATCTCCTCGCTGAAGCACAAACCGTAGGGTATGAGGAGAAAGCATTTCTGTACGCAAATGGTATGCGGTTCAGAAATCAGCACTCGACTGGCGGCGTTGAAGACTATCACTATCAGACAAACATTCGTCCAGGATCTGCTTACTTCGAAAACAATGAAGACGGCACTCACGGAACTCAAATCGGTGGGAGTGGATTAAGCACAACGGATGATGTCTCTTTTGGCGGTTCTCTGTATCACAATGATGCAAATGCCGGAACGAGTCTTGAACTTGTAAGTGCTATCAACCACTTATGGAAAGCATCCATGCCTCGGATCGTTGTTCCTCGTTACCCAGGCAAGACGGCAACGGTAGATATAAGCAGATTCAGAACATCAACCACGTTTGCCGCTCTTGTTGCCTTGTGGAACTGGACAACATCTCCGGCAGCGAGTTTTTCTCTTTGGGCATTCGGTGGTCTACAAGGTGGCTTGTATGAAGCGGTGCATCCGATTTACCAAAGTTCGTTCGGTGGTTCTGTTTCGATCAGTGGAAGCACGTTGACAATTACATTCTACGATCCTAACGGCGGTGGATACGCAATCATACCGCTGATATATAGCGCAGATGACCAAACAGGCAATCTTCCGTATGCGTAAAGGAGAATACAATGGCAGATGTAGTAGGAAAACGGATATCAGAACTTGCGAATAACGCAAGCATTGATGGCACTGCCATCTTTCCGCACACACAAAACGGATCAACGATGCGAGTGTCGTTATCGAATATCACCGCTTACATCCTCGCACAAGTAGATGAGGATACGGTTAAAGATGCAGTGAACGAGTGGATGACTGATCATCCCGATGTAACGACAACGGTGCAAGATGGTGCTATTTCTACCGTAAAACTTGCAAACGATGCAGTCACAAGCGAAAAGATTAAAAACGGAACTATCGCCGGAATCGACTTGAGCAGAGATCTTCTTAATGCGATCTGTGCTTCTGGTTCGGCAAGTGGTTCTGTTGCCACGTTCCACGATGGTGCTTACGGTCTTCCGCTAAAAAGTTGCATTGTATCTGTTAATCCTGTACAGTCCGGCAACGGCGATCCTTCCCCGACAAACATTCGTCCAATCACTGGATGGGACGGAGCGGAGATTACAAGGTTCGGGGCGAATATTCTTAATCCAGCATTATGTGCTGACAGGACGGCAAGCGGAATTACGACAGCCTTGCAAAGTGACGGTGGAATCAAATTAACAGGAACAGCCGCTTCAAATGTTCGTTATTTCACTCCTAATGGAAAAGAGTTATTTCTCAAGGCTGGAACGTATTATGCGTCATCAATGTTACAGGTTAGACCGCAGAATGATGGGGGCATAAAAACAGGCACATTTTCGATATTATCGGATCAATGGTGTACTTTATCATTTGAGGCGGTAATCGGACAGGAATATGACACTGTAGTTTATCCGTATATTCGTATCACTTCGGGAGATTATGAACCATACAACGGAACTGTCTATCCTGTAACATGGAGCGAGGCTGGAACGGTGTACGGTGGGACGCTGGATGTGACGAACGGGACTCTGACGGTGACGATGGCAATGGTGGATTTGGGGACGCTGAATTGGTCAAGATACGCTGTGACTACAAACATCCCTGTTTTTTATCCATCTGCTGATATTACAAACATGAAACCGTCAGCGGGAAGGTCTGCGAAATGTAGCGTATATCGTTGTATGAGTTGGACATCTTTAAACAATAGGGTCGATAAAACAGTGGAGATTCACCCCACGATTGCAAGACCTTATATAGCCGACTCTGCATACACAGACGTCGCCACCTTCAAAGCCGCTATGTCTGGCGTTCAACTTGTTTACGAACTTGCCACACCTGTAACATACCAGCTGACTCCAACAGAGATCACAACGCTCATGGGGGAGAACAATATCTGGGCGGACTGCGGTGATGTATCCGTTGAATATTTCGCCAAAACACAGACATACATCGAACAGCGCATCAATGCTACGAAGAGCATCATCGCTGGTGTGGAAGCCGGATTTGTTGCCACGAAGAACTACGCCATCGGCGATCTGATGATAGTCGGCGATACGCTCTACATTGCTACTGCCGCTATTGCAAATGGTGGAACGATAACACCTGGAACTAATGTAACGGCTACCACGGTTGCGGATAATCTTGGCGGCTCATTACCGTCAGCAGTCGGCGTAAGTTTCTAATAGAAAGGAGACTCCATGCGGATATACACGACACCGATCATACATCTGATGGTTGAAAACCAATTGATTTCCGACTCGGATGTGTACGCCACTTCCGAACATGAAGATGGGCAGTTAACCTTCACAAATGCCGATATTACCATTTGGGAAGATGACGGAAACACATACATCGATGTTCCGTTCACGCAGGAGCAGACAGCAATTTTCAAGGTTGGGTCTGTAATCTCCATCGAAGTCAACTGGTACAAGAACGGACTGCGTGGTGCTACCGACATATCGTATATAAAGGTTACGGATAACTTGCTGAAGGAGATACTGTCATGAACGTAAAACTTACCGTCACAGATGATGATGACAATATCCATCTTAATGCATCCGAAGACGCAGAAGTGCAGCTACAGATTACCGAATCAATTGTAACAAGTGACCTTCCTTCCGCACAGGGGGTGAGTTTCTGATGTCAAACTACAAGGTATCCGATACGGAACTGGGCGGTATTGCTGATAAGATTCGTGCTAAAGGCGGCACATCAGCGCAGCTTGAGTTCCCCACTGGCTTTGAAAATGCTATCGATGCGATTCCGACTGGCGTAACTCCGACTGGAACAACGACAATCAATGTTTCTGCTAACGGCACGACTACTCATGATGTGACGAACTACGCAAGCGCACAAGTCGTTGCTAACGTGCCGAATACTTACGCTGCCGGAGATGAAGGTAAAGTAGTTTCCAACGGTGCGCTTGT